AGACACCATGGAGATCCGGAGGCGGATTGTAGAGGCTCATACGGACCTTCTGAAAAGCGAGTGGATTCTGGATCTGGAGTCGATTGTGGAGGGGCTGCGGAAACAGATCCGGGAAATGCAGGCCAGGTTGGACCGGCGATGATGCACAGTGATGTCATCTTGTCTGTGGTCGTGGTGGTTGTGAGCTTGTATTGGGTGCGTGGGTTTCAGGAAACCGAGAGGAGTAGTGGGATGGCTGAGAATCCGTTCAAGGTGGGTGATGTGGTGGTGTGTGTCAAACCATGTGAAAGTGTCATGGAAGAGGGCAGTGAGTGGGTGGTAACGGGGATCGGTGGGCAGTACGTGTATTTTAATAATGATCCGGACAGCGGCTGGTATGCCGACAGGTTTAAACTGAAGGAGCCTGATCTACCAGAGTTCAAGCCCGGTGATGAGGTTCAGTGCATTCGCGATAAAGGCATGGAGCACGAGATCACAAAGGGTCGTGTGTATCGGGTCAGGGATTGTGGCGACCGGCACGTTCATCTGGAGGGAGTTGTCCCGTGGGTATTCAAGGACCGGGTGCAGTTGGTCCCAAAGGTTCCCGAGCCGGCTACCAACGTCCACTGTGGTGGTCCCTATGTTGCGGTCAGCGAGCACAGTCGGGTATGTGTGGAGCTCGCCAATGAGCGTGCCAGCAGTGGGCAGGTGATTCAGCAATTGAAGGACGACTTGCATATACTGGCCAAGGATCACACAGCACTGGAGAAGCAGCGAGACCAACTGCAAAGCGAACTTGCTCATGCGAGGGCTGGTGGCATGTCATGCTGTGCCCCAGAGTGGACTCCGATGGAATGGACTCCGCTGCAGCGTGCAGAACAGCCACAGCAGTCACAACTCGACCGATGGGCTGAAATTGCCTTGCCGGCGATTATTCAGGTGGAGTGCGGTTCGCACGGGATATCGGATAACGAGGTTCCCGGGATTGTTACCATGGCATACGTGGTGGCACGAGCCATGATGCAGAAGCAGTGTGACATGCGCTGGGAAGAGTAGAGATCGTTCATCACTTTCTAAGGAAACCACAATGAAAAAGGCTTTGATTTACGCTCGGGTGAGTTCACAGGAGCAGGCGGTGTCGGACACGGCATTGCCATCACAGGTGAAGGGGCTGCAGAAGTTCGTCGAGCAGGAGCAGATTGCTCTGTATGACGACACGAACTGTGCGTGCCCGGGCGTGTTTGTTGACCCCGGAGTATCTGCCAGCAAGGTTCCGCTGTTCAACAGGCCCGGATTCGTGGCACTGTGGGCGTGCCTGAATGATGGCGATTCCGTTGTCGCTGAGTCGATGAGCCGGATGTTCCGCAGTGCGCTGGACTTCGCTCAGTCGTGGCAGATATTCGAGAAGCGTGGCATCAATCTGATCTTTCAGGTCGGGCAGATCGACATGTCTTCTGCCACCGGAAAACTGATTGCCTCGGTTATGGCGGCGTTCGCTCAGTTCAAGACCGACATCATGTCTGAGCGGATCAGAGAGGGTCACGCTGCCAAGAAGCGGGCTGTGCAGGAAGGCCGGGAGTATAAGAAGCACAAGCCTGCGGCAGATCCTGTCAAGCCAACCACGGTCTCTCAGGTCGTGGCTCAGTTCACAAAGAAGGAGAAGGAGGAGAAGCCGAAAGGCCGGATCTGGTCTTATGCTCGAGTGTCGACCGATGGGCAGACCACCGAAAGTCAGATGGCGACCATTGAGCGGCTGGAGTCGCAGTACATGGATCAGGGGTATCAGGTGGTTGAGCAGCCGTACGAAGAACAGGCCGTGTCTGCGTATCGCATGGCGTGGCGCGAGCGACCGATGGGCAAGGTGATATTCAATGGTGCCCAAAAGGGGGACGTGATTATCGCTGCCCGGCTGGATCGTATGTTCCGATCGATCTGGGACATGTGCGGCACGCTTCAGGAACTGGAGGAGCGTGGTGTATCTGTTCGTGTGGGTAACTGTGTGGCGACAGATACTCCTGCCGGTCGCATGATGCTGGGGCTGCTCGGGGTTATGAGCGAGTTCGAGTCTGCAGAGCACTCGGAGAAGATGACTCGTATCTTCGAGTTCTGTCGTGCTGAGCGCGGCAAGTGGCTGAGTGCCACTGTACTGCCATCGTGGCTGCGGGTGCATAAGGATGAAAAGGGCGAAGTGTCATTCGTCCCGTGTAAACGGCTGATTCGCGATATCCTGCTGCTGAAAGAACTGTCGAATTCAGGACTGAAGCACGAAGAGGCGTGTGATGAACTGGAGCGGATATCAGCTGCTCGCGAGAACCGCCCGATTCTGCCGTCGCATAAGGCTCCTCAGAAGTCCCTGTCCAAGAAGATCAAGCGGGAGTATGGCGAGGAAGCACAGGAGAGGTTTCGCCTGTGGTGCAAGGTGCGAGGAATCACGGAGTGGGAAGAACTCTCTCGTCCGATGAGTTACGAGTACGCTCGCGATGTGCTGCGCAAGTGGGACAACAGTGATCTCTCGAAGTACATCGAAACACTGGGGCCGGAAGGTATTGAAGCCATCATGCTGGACGCTGCTCAGTTGGATGCTGAGTGCCCGCAGTGGGATAAGAAGCGGAACGCCAGGCTGGTGCGGCAGATGAAGAAAACCGGCGAGCTCACGGTGTCGAAAACACGGAAGATGGTTAACCCGGAGATCGTGTATGTCTGAGTTGAAACAGGAGGTCGGGTTCATGCCGTACGGTATCCGCTGGCTAATTCGAAGTGATCTGGACCGTGTGGTGGATCTGGAGAAGTGGTCGTGCCGTGACCCGTGGACACATGAGGATTACGTGGCAATCCTGAAACAGCGGGACGTGATCGGCACTGTGATCATGGAACCGGAGCAGGGGCAGTGGGGGACCATTCAGGGCGCCATGGTGTATCGGCTGAAGAAAGACCGGCTGATTATTGAGCGGATGTTCGTGAACACTCTGGAGCGACATCATGGTTATGGGTCCGCCATGATTCAGAGGATGATCGACAAACTGTGTACCGTGGGTCGCAGGTGCGTCGTGTGTGATGTGCCGGAAGAACAACTGGATGTGCAGTGCCTGCTGAGGAAACACGGATTCATCGCGACCGTGGGCAGAGACTGCTACGTGATGACGTATGAGAAAAAGGAGGTCTGACCTTGAGTGAAGTCAGCACAATAAGTCTGAGGCAGGATGGTGACTCGGAACTCGTTTGTCAGGCTGCGATCGCAATCATGGCGGGCCTGATGAGCAATCCGAACGTGGTCGTAGAAAATCGCCTTGATGGATGGGGGCTGTGCAACACTTCGGTGGAAGGGTTGGCAGAATATTCATGGGACTGCGCCCGTGCATTCGCCTGGGCGAGATTGAGCAGCAAGAAGAAGGAGTAACTACTTCACATCCTCCCGGAGCATGCGCGTCAGCTCTCTGGGATCAATCCACCATCGTCTCCCGACCTTCAGTGCTCTGAGGGTCTTTTTTTTGCACCAGTGATGCACGGTTCGAATATGAACCTCGATGCCACTGAGTCTCAACTGCTCCACAAACTCGCTCGGGCTGAGCCGGGTTACCAATGCGGCCACACTGTCTCTCCATATTCGTGGCATGTAGTGCCTGCGTTACGCTCACGTAAGGATACAAAGAGATTTTCTTGAGACAATAGCGACAGTGGCGACGGGAGCGAAAGTCTGCATATTTCGTGGTTTCATGCTGGCGGGTAGACATACCGGGCATGAGCGACACACCCGAACAAACCTTAACGTCTCAGGCTCCGGAAGCCCCGTCTACTGCCCCACCGGCACAGACATCTGGCGTCCCGAATCTGCGGTCAATCATGGAGTCTGTGGGTACAGGATCGGCAGAACAGCCGGCACCGTCCTCACCGACCTCAACATCGCCCGCACCAGTCGCAGCACAGGTTTCTGCTGCAACAGCCTCGATTCGTGAAGGACTGGCGAAACGTGGGTTTACCATTTCGGACGACATCTCCTCGGACGATGCCGCGCTGGACACGATTGCAGAACTGATCGACGCTGCCAACCAAGTGCGCGAGGATCAGGGGTTTCAGGAATTCCAGAAATCACGGAACGAGTTCGACCAGTGGCGTCGGTCACGCATGTCTGCCGGTCAGACTGCTTCAACGTCCACGGTGGACGCTCCTTCCACCACACCAGAAACAAAGCCTGCGGTCAAAGGATTGTCGCAGGAAGCACGGTTGCTACAGCAACATGGTCTGATTTCCAAACAGGCGAACGGCACATGGGCATCGTCAAACCCGCAGTTTCAGGCTGCTGCCGACGAGGTCAATGCCTTCGAAGCGAAGACTCGCAACGCCTCGTTGCGGTTTGTCACAGAGATTGCGGAGTACGACAGCCCGGAAGATTGGGTGGCGGCTGTCATCAAGAAACAACTGGCATCCGGACAGGTGCCACAGAGTGCCGATCTGCAGGAACTGCACGAGCTCAAGAAAGAGTTGGCGGCAGAGAAGAATCGGAAGCGTGAGGCAGAAGTCTCAGGCTGGGTTGACGCCAATGCCAGCAAGCTGTTCGTCAACGGCGACAAGTCGAAGTTGTCGAATTACGGTCAATTGTACCAGCACTATGAGCAGGCTGCCCCGGCTGACGTTCAGTCGGACGCATTGGCTCGCCATCAGTGGGTACTGAAGTTAATGGCTCCGGTCGAATCGCTGCTGACACACCCACAGCAACAGGCGACCGCACCGGAGCCGCCTCCTACACGTCCATCGTTTCTCGGGTCGGCAGCCGCTCGCAGCAATGGTGCGGTCAACCGACTTACCAGTTTTCAGGGTCCAGCCGCTGCTGAGGGTGCGCCACCACCAGTGCTGGGCAAAGGGAAAATGCCGTCATTCGCGGGCTACATGGCCCTGAATGGCGCGAACGTCTCTCAGTAGTTTTCGTGCTCAACAATAGTCGCTCATAGGAATCATCAGCGATGCCACAGTTCATTCAGCCATCTGCACAGGTCCACATCAACAACGCACGGACCAGTGCTCCGAAGTACATGAACGACTATATCGACCTGACTCAGCGTCGGCACTTGCTGCTGTCGCTGATGAAGGAAAACGGCATGATCGAGTACAACGCCGGGGACGCCTCGACGATTTACCAGATCAAGGTTCGTGAGCACGCCGTCAGAACCAAGGTGGACACCACCCGCCTGACCTTCGAGAACAGTGATCTGTTCGAACAGTGCGAAGTGGACGTTCGGTCCTACGAAGTCTCCGACGTGCTGACGGAAGAACAGTACAAGAAGAATCAGGGCAACCGGCTGATCAACCTGCTGGAAGCCAAACTGAAGGGCATGAACACGACTCTTGCCCGACGCATGAACGAATACCTGTACCGCGACGGGGATCTGGCAGCCTATGCCAACGGTTTCCGTGGTCTGGAATCCTGCCTTGCGGACGACGGTAACACAACGGCAGCACGTCGTGTGGCCCTGCCGAGCGACACATACGCCGGTCAGTCGACCGCACTCGGGGCATTCGGTGGCACCTACTCCACGGACCTCGCTTCCGGGGATCGTTACACCAGCCTGTCGAACGACTACCCGCACGGGATCAGTTCGAACGGTTCGTATGACGCGAACAGCCCGCTGCTGATCAACTGGTCCTCCACTGCATGGCCTTCTGAATCGGCACTGTGGGAAGACAATCTGGAAGTGGTGCTGCGAGAGGCGACTGCCATTCAGCAGGTTCGCTGTGACAGCATCAACGCACCGATCATGTACATCATGCCTGCGAAGATGTACACGGCTGCCGAGAACTTCTACAGCCTGCGACACCGCATGCTCGCTCCTTACGGTGGTGAGCAGGGCTTCGCAGACCAGAACATTTCCGTTGACGGCGTGATCCTCAAGGTGGATTACGGCGTACCTGGAAACACCGTCTATGGTGTGTGCCCAGACCACATCGAAGCGTTCTTCTTCCCGCCGATGAACAAGGGTGAAGGAAACGCGATGACTGGCGACGAGGCATTCATCGACATGTTTGGCCCGACATGGGACGAGGCATCTGGTGCATACCTGATGCGTGCGGACGTGTACGGCAACCTCCGCATGTATCCGAAGTACCTGGTCAAGATGAAGAATTACGCTTGATCTGCATTTCGAACTGATTCGATTCCACATAGTTCACCTGAGTTCCTGATCCCTGAAGGGGAAAAAAGATGTCGAATTTTCTTCAAGCGGACATGCTGCGTGGCCGGAAGAACATTGTTGTTTCGCGCGACGGAAAGCTGGGCGAAGAAGTCCTGCTGTCTGACCGTTCAACTCCGGGAATCGGGCCAGAAAGTTCTCAGACTGGCATGTTCGTGGAAGCGATCATTGTGAAGGCTTCTGAAGTCCTGTCGTCTCCGGCAGGCAAAGGAGTGCACTTCACTGCGGCAGGCTATGGCACAATCATCGCCAACGAGTCGGCATCCGGCGAGATTTGCGATGGGATCGTGGATCCAGACCTGACGGGCAATCTGGCAGTGGACGACACGTTTCTGCTGTATCGCCGAGGTCCGATGCCGATCATCGCGTCTGCTGCGATCGTGGTCGGACCATTGAAGACCGCCAACGGTGGCAAGTTTGTGGCTGCGACAACCGAAGACGCTCCAACCCGATGTGGTCGACTGCTGGTGGCAGCTAGTGCAGACGGCGATGCTCGTCGGGCATTCATGGACTTCACGCGGCCCTGATCACTCCTGCAACGGGATATGCCGGGGGTGTGACAGTCACTCCCGGTGGTCTTTTCTGGGTCAGGGAAAAATGGTGATGGGCAATGAGCAACGTAACAAAACCCTCGAAGGTAGACCCCTACCGTATCGGCAACAGCATTGTGTGCCGACACTGCCGGTTCCCGAAACCGGAACATGAGTTCAAGCCGAACGCTGTCGTGTGCAACGAGTGTGCTCCTCAGTTCCGAGCAATTCAGCGGGCGGCAGTCACAGAAGACGAGCTCAACAAGACTGCATACCAGTTGGCTCTGGAGCGACTGCAGCAGACTTCCACCCCGGCGATTCCCGGTGGTGTCAAAAAGGCTAATCAGCTTCTGGGCAAAACCAGCAGTGAAGTGATTGCCGAAGCCCTGAAACGCCAGTTGGATTCGCTCGAAAAGGGCGTGCCGGTCAACGAAAAGTTGATTAAGGAACTGGCTCTCGGCCTGCAGAAAGCGGAGATCGAGCACGATCACGCGCTGAAGGGCCAGGGCGATGCGTTTGCCGGCATGAGCACTGAGCAGCTGACTGCCATCATGCTGGATCGTGCGATTAACGAAATGATCGAGAGCGTGGATATGCGGAAGCGGATCATGACGATCCTGATGAACCGCGTTCCGACGTTCTATGAGGAGGTGCTGGCACTGGCACAGGTCACCGTGCTGGAGACCGCACAATGACAGCGCCCGTCACACCCACGATTGATGCCAGCCAGTTCATCCGGGCAGCCAAGGAGTTGCAGGCACGGTTAAGAGACGGTCTGGAACTGCTGCGGGTGACCGACAAGCAGGCGGCCATTCTGTCGGACACCTGCTCTGAAATCATGCTCACAGGTTCCAACCGAGGCGGGAAGTCTCTGCTGGCTGCAGCCCGGTTCGCGTCCATCGTGCGCGATAAACCGATTACGACCATGGACGGTAAGAAGATTCACTGCCGTCGACCGGATCAGCGTGGTAAGGCTCTGGTGTGCTGGGTGATCGGGGACTACCTGAAGCACATTGGCCAGACCATCCACCGTGTTCTGTTCGAGGAGCGGCTGTTCGAGGTGGTCACGGATCCGGAAACCGGGGCTCTGCGTGCGTGGAATCCGGTGACCTTTCCATCTGACTGGGACATTCCGCCATCCAGCCGGCAGTATGCACCACCACTGATTCCGCCAAGCGAAATCAAAAAGATCAATTACGAGAACGCCGGGGCCAAAGAGTTCACATCGGTCGAGCTCCACAACGGCACCATGATTTTTGCTTTCGCCTCCTCGGGGGAAGTGAAGCAGGGTGATGCGGTCGATGAAATCTGGGTGGACGAGCATCTGGTCTACGATCATTACTACTCGGAATACGCAGCCCGACTGCAGGACCGTGACGGGCGTTTGTTCTGGTCGACGATCCACCGGGATGACTCGACAGCGTTCATGCTGGTCGAAGATCGCGCAGCGCTGCAGGCACGCGAGGTAGAAACCGGGGAACGGCAGCCGGAAGAAGTCAACACCCGGATGCACACCGTGACGATCGCCGATAATCCATTCATTCCAGAGAACGCCAAAAAGAAATTCGCTGAGCGTGTGATGGGTGAGCGGGATTATCAGGTGCGAGTTCTGGGGCAGGGGTCTCGCGACAGCATCCGAATTTATCCGGAGTACGATCCGAACGTCCATGTGGTCGATTACGCGGCTGCCATTCTGAATGATCCGGTCACGGAAGCCATGCGGAAAAACGGCTGGCGTCCACCGCGAGACTGGACACGTGAGCTTATTCTGGACCCCGGCACACAGAAGCCGGGCATCCTGTTTGGGGCAGTGCCACCACCGTCCATGTGGGACCATGGTGAGCCGTACTTCGTGGTGTATGACGAGATTTTCTTTCGTCGGAAAGATGCGTTCGAACTGGCCCAGATCGTGGATCAGCGGGAGCGTGGGTTCGTCTGGAATCGGTTCATCATCGACGGTCAGGCGGCACGTCAGAAGCCGATGGGATTCTCGCACACGATTGGCCGGCAGTATTCGCTGGCGTTTGAGCGATACAAAATCAGTTCACAGCAGACACAGTACACATTCATCCCGGGCGACCCGGACTTTGGGCAGCGATCGCGGCAGGTGAAAACGGCCCTGCGGATGCGTCCATGCGGGCGACCACAGTTGCGTATCGTCGGGCACGCCTGTCCGGAACTGATTCTGCAGCTGCGAAGGAATGTTCGGAAGACGGACAAGTTGGGCGATGCTCTGGAAATGCCCGCCGACAACCAGATCGACGACTTGAGAAACTGTCTGGAATACTGGCTGTCACGTCACCCGACGTACGTGGCACCACTGGAGCAGGAGCGACTGGCACTGGACGAAGGGTATCAGGCGTATCTGGCGAAGATGCGTTTGTACGCGGACTTTCAAAAGCAGGGTCCGGCTGAATCGAGCGACAACTCAGTGAACATTGGGATTTCGGCATAAGGAGCAATGAGCGTGCCTGCTGTAATGGAAAAGACAAAGGTGTACCGAAAGGACATGCCGCAAACCGGCGAGTGGGTCTTCTGGTACGCAAGCGGAAACGACAACCACGATCCGGCACCAGCGATGGTTCTTCGGAACGTGGACGGTGTGCAGATGGTGGCGAATCTGGAGGTGCATCTTCCGGGCGGGATCCTGTACCGCGATTCGGTCCATCACATGTCGAACACGGAGAATGCTCCGAAGAAGTTGGTGGCTAATCACGGGGCATGGGCGTGGGAACACCCACTGCGACCTGAGACGCACAAGAAGTAGCGAATGTACAACAATGCCAATCGATTAACGCAGGAGTTTCTGAGGCCACTCTGTGAGGTGTGGCGTGAGAGACTGAATGCGGCAAAGCGAGCGAAAGAGCCTTTCCAGAAGGTCTCCCGCCAGTGCATGGACTTTTTCCGTGCGGGCGCGGGATTCATGTGGGGCAATGAGCATCGCAATATGTTTTTCGATGGCAAGTTGCCCGTACCGCGATTCAAGATCACTGTGGCGCTGCCGTACGAATACGTGTCGATTTATGGTCCGCACCTGTTCTGGCAGTATGCCGGCAGAAAAGTGTTCAGCCAGAGGCAGGTGGAACTGAACCCGCTTCTGTTCGGCGACATCCAGAACGACCCGAATGCACAGGCCGCGTTTCAGCAGGCGAAGGCGGCGGACGATCAGGATCGGGCAGCCACGGCGTACATCAATGAACTGATCTCCTCAGTGCTCAACTGGGCACAGCGTGAGCAGCCAAATGGTCTGGTGAGTCACGGTCGCATGTGTACGGTCGAGGCACTGGTCACTGGTGGCGGGTTACTGGCTCCGGAAATCTACACGTTCCCGGGAAGCACAGCGAAACTGCCACGAAGCCGGTATGTGCCGATCGAATCTCTGCTGATCGACCCGGACTGCAAGGATCCGCTGTGGGAAGAAGCGGGGTGGATTGCTATTCGCCATTCGGATCCTGTCTGGCAGGTGGAACGCCGGTTCGGGCTCAAGAAGAACGCACTGGCGGGCAAGGGGCACCAGCAGTCTGCTGAGATGACGGCACGCGAGCAGTCCAATCACAATGGGTATCCCGGCAAGGGCACCCACGACATGATCACGTGGTGGGAAATCTACAGTCGGTGTGGCATCGGTCCTCGTACGGAGAAACTGAACCATGTGCTGCTCGACGAGTTTGATGATGCGATCGGGGACTATGCGTACCTGTGCGTTGCAGAGGGCGTGGACTACCCGCTCAACGCACCAGCAGAACGATTCCTGCAAGGGTCAGCCGAAGATGGGTCCGCGACCGCAGAGGAACTTGTCACAGCGTTCGAGTGGCGATTCGTTGGGTATGGAGATCCATTCCCGATTTGGAAGGATAATCGCTGGCCAGTCGAGCCCCTGATGTTCGACCGGATTCCGGGAACTCCATGGCCCATGCCACCAATGGCAGCTGGTCTCGGGGAACTGATCGCGATCAACATCCTGACATCGGCGTACGTTGACATCACGTGGACGAATCGCAAGCGAATCATCGGGTATCTGAAGTCCTGCGTGAATGATGTTGAGAAGGCGGTGAACAGCGATGAGTCATTCTCGTTCGTTGCCATCAACGACAACGTGCAGGGTGCGCTGAACAACATGATTCAGTTTCTGGATGCACCCAGAAGTAAAGAGGACATTCTTGTCGCCATTGAGAAACTGCGGGGCGACTTCTACCGTCGCGTCGGTCTGAACGAGCTGATGTATGGCGAGTCGTCTACTCAGATCCGGGTGGCGGCTGACATTCGGGGCCGATCGGAATCCAGCCAGATTCGTCCTGAAAAGATGAGTATGGACGTGGCTGAGTGGATGTCGCGGGTATCGCAGTCAGAAATGATGGCTGCCGTGATGTACACGAACGGTGAGGATCTGGTGCATCTGCTGGGCGAGCACAACGCTCAGGCGTGGGACATGCTGGTCAAGCAGATCCCGATCGAACGGCTGATGCGTGAGGCGAAGACCACGGTTGAGGCGTCTGAGTTGCGCCGTCCGAACCATGAGCGAGACACAGCGAATGCTCAGGCACTTCAGCAGTACCTGATGCCGGTTCTGCAGATGTACGCTCAGTCGAACGGCAACTACGAGCCGCTGAACGGGTTCATCAAGTCCATCGGGGAATCCATGGAAATGGATGTCTCTCAGTTCCTGATGCCATCGACGCCGCCTGATCCGGAACAGATGAAACTGCAGCAGCAGGCTCAGCAGACGGAGATTCAGGAGACGGCAGCCAGTGCTCAGCACAAGACGGCACAGGCAGCGAAAGCCAAGGCAGAGGCTGTGGCGACACTGGCAGAGATTGCTGGTGGGGATGGTGAGTCTCCGGAAGCGGGGCCGGATCCGATGCTCGAGCAGGCTCACATGCAGAAGATGCGACACAACGAAGAGTTACACAACCAGAAGCTGATCGCGGAGCAGGAAAAACTGGTGCAGGATATGGTCGTGACAGAGGCCCAGGCTGCACTGGATGAGAAACTGAAGAAGCAACAACTGGCACAGAAGAAAGCGACAGGACCGAGGACATGAGCAACACCCGAATCAAAGTACCCCGAGAAGTGAAGCAGTGGGAGGCTGAGGGCCTGCTGTGCGCCGGAGGTGTAGCACCTTCGCAACATTATCGGCAGTGCATCCGGGAGGGATCGTCTGAAAAGTTTGCACTGGATCTGGTGGCACTGGCACTCGGCAAGGCGAGCATGGGCACAGGGATCACGGACGACGTGTACATCGCGGATCAGAACCGGCACGGCAGAACCATTCTGGACCGCATGGGTGGCAATGAACGAATGGTGGATCGTCTGGCGAAAGCCCTGTGGAAGAAGCACGGGTATCGCCTGAAGCCCACAGATCACTATGTGGAGTCAGTAGCACGGTACACGGGTGATATCGATGCAGTGGTGACGCACGGGAAAGGACTGGCCGACCTGAAGCGGAACCTGAAGAGGCAGGGCCGGACCATCAAAGGCGAGATTGAGATCAAGGGTGAGGACACAGGGCCGCGTAAGCGAAAGCATCGCCTGCATCCGCGAATTGTGGAGCGTATCCGTCAGCAGAAGATTCAGGCGAACCCGGACCTTGCGAGGACGGATCAGCGGAAGCTGCGGGCGGAAATTGTGGAGCGACATGGTGCGAAGAAGGAGACGGTGTAATGCCAATGGAAGAAGAAGTACGGGATGTCACCCCGGCACAGTTGAGGTGGATTCACACGGCGATGCGTCGGACGTTTGTGGAACCATCACAGGCGGCTGGAGCGATGATTCGCTGGATGAAGAATGTGAATGAGGATCTGCTGATCCTGTCTTCACGAATCGCTGAACTGGAGCAGGCAGCACCTGCCCCTGCGAAGACATCAAAGAAACGGTCGCCGGCACTGCCTCCCGAGGAGGAACTGGCACCACCGGCTGCTGATACCACAGAAAAGACGGAACCAGTTTCAGAGGTCTAAGGATCTGCCGTGTCTACTGATTACCTCACAATTCAGGACGCTTACGAGCACCTTCTGGATGTTTTTGACAGCGATGGCAAGAACGTCCACAAGGTTGGTCGGACGCTGCGCCGTGCGGTTGCTGAGGCGTATCGACGGTTTCCGTCGTTGCACAATTGGACATGGCTGATTCGTCAGGCTGTATTGACAACCACCGCACCATACGAAACGGGCACGATTGCCTACAGCGCGTCCACTCGGCAGGTGACTTTGTCGGGTGGCACATGGCCCTCGGACGCGGAATTCGGATTGCTGACGATCGCAAACATTCGATATGGGGTGGAGCGCCGCAACAGCGGTACGGTGCTCACGCTTCGATCGGATTCATGCCCAGCAAGTGACATTGCCTCGGGGACCACCTTCCGGTGGGCGCGTTACAATTATCTGCTTCCGGCGAACATCGGCGACATCCGAGAGTTGACGGATCCGAAAACTCTGAGCCGGTTCTATCGGCAGACTGTCAACGACGGGTTCTTTCAGACAGAGATCCCGGGCGTGTCTCGGTTTCCTGCAGGATGGTCCGTAGTGCCGAGCGTGCGACGACCGGGCCGCAAGGAACTGGCGTTGTCATCCGTGCCAGAAACGGCACGCACACTGAAGTTTCTGTATGACGCGCGATGGGGCAGCCCGTCCGTGACTGAGATATCTACCGGCACGGTCAGTGTGGTTGGTCAGGTGGCGACATTCAGTTCGGCAATTCTCACAGACGCATGTGAGGGGGCTGTGCTGCGTGTGGCATCCGGATCTACGAAACCGACATCACCGTATGGAGTCTGGTTGAATGAGGATGACGGGGACTCACTGAGCCCGCCTGCCTTCTCACGAATCATCCTTGAGGTGACATCCACGACCACTGCGGTTATCAGCGAGGCACACACGTCTGACCTGTCGACGAAAGCGTTCACGATCAGCAGTCATGTGGATGTGGAACAGAACAGCATGTGGGACTGCTTTCTCCGGTACTGCGAAGTAGCGTACTACAAGCTGACAAGAGCGGACAACAAGATCATTGCGAACGCAGAGGCGATGGCGAGACAGTCTCTCATTGAAGCACAGATCGCAGACGCGGCACGTATTCCTGACATGTCCTCCGGAACCAATCTTGTCTGGAGGCCAGTGATCATCGAATGAGCAGCATCGCATATGAAGGATATCGAACGACAAAGGAAGCCATCAAAGAGATGGCCCGGCAGAAGCTGTTTCGCGCGGCTGGAAACGACACGCTGCGGGGCGTTGCTCCGGAGGCTGTGGTAGGCCGGTTTGCGGCGAGACAGGATCCGAACAATGAAGGAGATCAGGGAGAAAACAATCTGCTGTTGCCGGGAATCGTGATATCGCACGTGCGACACACGCGACCACCAACGGGCGGCGAGTTTGATTACGACGACGGGATCATTCAGCAGTTGGTGCAGATCGTGGATCGCATCAATGACAAGGACGACGAAAGCATTGAGTCCTACCTGAAGTGGCAGGAGGACATCCGAGAGACACTGCAGACGAACCCATACAGAAACGTGACGCACCCGTTCGGGAATATTTACTACGTGCAGGTGTCAGAACAGGTCGCACCGGGCAATGAGACATTCGTAATGAGGCAGGCCAAATTGGTACTGCAGGTGAATCTGTACACGCGGACGCGAATAAACAGGGAGACGCTTCAGCATGGCAATTGATACGATAACAGTGGGACGTCAGGTCCGCGTGAAAATTGGAAACAACACCGTGTGCATCGCACGATGGCAGCCGAGGGTCACTCGGGAAATCGTGAAGAACGCGGACGGATCTATCTGCGGAGACATGTGGCATCCGGTGAATCGAATGCGAAAGGGTCGGCGAATGATCGCTGGCTCTATGTTTTTCGACATCACTGGTTCCGTCCTGACGCACCTGTTGGCATACCTCGGGCTCACAAATCCGAGCGGTGCCATCTACAACCTTGGTGCCACAGGCAACCTTGTGGAATTCACAATGTTGGTGGACATGGGGGCTGCGGTTCACAGTTACAGCAACTGCGTGATCACTGGCTGGGCACTGCGAGGCAGTAAAGGCGGAAGGCCGCTTCAGTTGCAGGTCAACATCGTGGCTGAGGCGGAAACGGATCCGGGCGGGTCTGCGTTTGCTGATGCTCCATTAGTCATTGAGGATATCTTTTCGTTCACTGACATCACTGTGTCGACGTTTGACAACGGTGCCGGGTCGGATGTGACGCTGTCGATGGATCGCTTTCTGATTCAGGTGGATTACGGGGTGGTGGTGGAACACAACTCCTCGATCAACCGCACTGGTGCAAAAGCGGGCGAGGGCACTGCGATCTTTGCCACCAGCACGCCGTATATTTCGACCCGCAAAGATATTTACTGGAACTACCGAGATTCAGAAGGCCCTATCGACGGCACGTTGACGTTCGCCAATGCAGACACCACGGTGGAAATCGTGATGCCGGCAGGCGTCCCGATCACTGAACTGCCGCCCGTCATGGGCAAGTCCGACCAGTTACGAACACCAGTGACGCTGGATCTGTGTCGCACAGACAATTCAGGGACACGAGTAGCGCCACTGACACTGACAATTTCCTGATGGTGTAGCGTTCTCGCTACTATTACACATGCTCATAGATGATGGATATTCCGAGCGACATGGGGAGTACCTCATTCGCCGGCTGGTGAAATCGGAGCGGATGATCCTGCAGCGATTGTTGCAGGAGCGCCGCACATGGGAAGCAGAGAAGTTTCTTTTCAAATCTGGCCGCGTGACCTCGATTATTGGCGAGGAGGTGATCCCGGAAGAGAGTGAGAAGCAGGCACTGGCAGAGGCACTTGTCACGTGGCCAACCGAGGAAGCGGAACTTCTGAACCTGCGGCAATCCGTTGCCCTTCTTTTGAAGACGCCACTTCTCGGACTGCGATCCTGCGAGATGTGCAAGAGATGGTGGTTTGATCCGGATACGAACAAGATCGTGCGTGTGGGCACTGCTGATCTTCTTAGGCCGCCGCATGCTCCGGTTCCATGCGACACAGATGCTGGATGCTTGAAGGGGCACTGGAGCAATCCACTGGAGATGAGCCCGAAGAACAGGAAGGCGTGGAATCACTGGTTGGAATGGAAGTATGTGGGGTGTCCGGATCCGCACGACGCGATCCTGAGACGAAACTGGAGATGGTTCGAGGCACTGGCGGCACATTATGGACTTGGCAAAAATAGCAGAACTGCTCGGAAGTAAGACTGAGGGTGACCCCGGGTTTCAGGACACCGAGGAGTCTCAGTTCTTCGTGCATCTTCTGCGCATGGATGATGTGGACAATCGGGCTGCTGCCATACGTCAGCCTATTGATCCCATCGAACAACCGGAAGCATCTGATCAACAGGTGCAGGAGATTAAAGAATCAGCAGACCTCCTGACGAGCTCAGGGGATGATACTGTCGCAGAGCCTGCGGCGACCGAGTCGGCCAATGTTGCTCCCGAAGCGGAACCGTCGCAGGCTCTCTTTTCTGAAGGCCCGACAGCAAGCCCAAGTCCACAGGAGATTGAGGAGGGGCCTGAAGCCCAGCCAGTGCTGTCTGATGCGACGGCAGTAGACGACGCTCAGCCGGCAGAGATGTTTCTGGATGCTGAGACGGACGGGCAGCCTGCCGAGATAACGTCAGAATCCGGACCAGACGCTGAGGCGGCTGACCTGTTTCGAGAAGATGGTCCCGATGCTGAGGGTATTGTCCAGCAGAGAGACGACGGTCAGGATGCTGCTCCCGCAGTGCAAGAGCGTGAGGAGTCACCAGAAGCGCAGGCTCCGGAGATTCTGCGAGATGCTGGTCCAGATGCTGAGGCAGCGGTGCCACAGCGATCAGATGGGGAGGACGCAGCCCCGCCGCAGGTGTTTCAGCAGGAGGGGCCAGAAGCACAGTCATCAGCACAGGCTCCGCCCGATGAGTTTCTGGAGATCAGCACCCCATCACCGCGCGGAGAAACCACACTGGTGGTTCCTGAAACCCTGATGGAAGCGGGCTTTATGAATGTGCTCCGTCTGTTCGATACCACTGTGCGTGTGCCAGACATCCAAATTGGAGAGACACCACCTGTTATTCCAGTCGAGGGTGTAGACCCGGCAGATGTGCGCAGCAGCACGGAGGGAGCGGAAATGATGCTCACAGGATTGTCTCGCAATATGGTTGAATTGGAGAGGCGACGATGACAATTTTGCGGTGGGGAAGTTATCAGCACGATCAGGATGAAGTGGGCGTGCGTATTCAGTACCGCGCTGTTATGGACGAATTTGGCCGGCGAATGGCGGATATACACACGTGGCATATTTTGGGTGCAAAACATGTTCCGATTGAGAGCACCCATGAGGCTACACAGGCCAACGTCACGAGCGCACTAACGAGCCTGGAAATGGCGTACTTACAGGACTACCAAAACCTGCAGTTGTTCCTGAATAATGGTGCGCCAACACGACACAACATGTTCAACTTCCAGATGTTCGGCGGCACGCATGTGATGGCATTCGGGTACATGGATGGCCCGTGGAAGATGCGCACTGAGTACGCCAATATGAGGACGTTCTACGCTATCGTGCAGGGTGAGGAGCGTTACGGTAGTGGCTTGTACTCATGGAATGAGAAACTAACCATCAAGGGCACGGGTGGTCCGAAGTTTTTATACATGCCACAAATGGTAGGTCCGCCGATTCCGCAGATTGTGCAAACAGATACCACGTTTTACTACATCCAGGAGGGCAGGGCTGTCGGTCGCAAGGCATACATCATTCCGCCAGACCCACTGTATCCGGGCATCGAGCATTTAGACCAGCGAGTTATCACTTACGGCACACCGCTTGAGTATCGTTTTAACAAGGCTGCCGGCACATTCGATAAAGAAAAATTCGTGACTCAGTGGCGGTATGTGATGGAAGCCACCTCAGCGCAGGGCTTCGAGTCATTTCCAGACCCAAACACGGCATTCTGATGAATCAAGGCTACTTTTCATTTCCGGGTTTGCTGTACCCAAAAGAGCTGGAATACACTCAGCAACTTGGGGTGCGCCCATCTATTATCGCTATGCGGGCGATTCCTCAGTCCTCGAACATAGCGGCGACTGGCCCGGTCACGCTCACATACACATCAGCGATTCAGTTGCCGAATTGCATGATCGATTCAGCGACGATCTACATGGATGTGAAGCGTGGGTGGATGCTTTCGGTTACAGCACTGGACCGGCGGTGGAGGTGGTCGCGAGTTCCTCCAGTGTCCGGGTATTACAACCTGCGACGTGCCGGTATTCCGGCAGGTGCCACACAGCAAACTCTCCGGCAGTTATGCACACTCCTGCTGACCGCTATGGGTGAGGCGTCTGCTAATGTGGGGGCGGTCAGCGAGGACATCTACCCGGAGGTGCGATGGAACTGTAAGCCTCCGCATCTCGCCCTGCAGGAACTGATGCACGAGTACGGGTACGACGTTGCTCTAGGGTTTGACACGGAAGCAGTAAAGGTGGTTAAGCTCGGTGTGGGGGCGGCACTCGGCACATCTGGTGCGATGATGGTGACAAGTACGCTTGACCCGCCGACACGTCCGCAGTATGTGCGAACCTGTTTCAATGACTCCTATGCACAGGCGAGGCTAAAACTGAAGGCCGTTGGCATGGAGCCTGATGGGACATGGAAAGTGCCGAATGACTTATCGTACAGACCCACTGCAGGATGGGAGAAGGAGGATCCTCACACGCTGCCAACAGTCAAGGCGACCGCCAGTGCTACAGCCTACAACGCTGGAATCAAAACACACCTGCGGGCATACGCGATAGACAAATTCGCTGATGGCACACTGGCATACCCAGACGGTTCTGGTTCACTCAGTTTCATTGAGCAATTGTTGCCGCTGGAAAACCGTCTGCTGGCGACTGAGACATCGCGATCAGATGGTAAGGCGAAGCCATTCAAAGTGTATGGCAAAGCATACGGATATTACAAAGGTGAGCCATCTCGATTCATCGCGTCTGGTATCGACGACGAAATCGTGAATGTGGATTGCTGGCTGGATGGTGAGGCTGGCATTCTATGGTTCGCACAGCCGATGTATCAGACGGACGGATCCACGTTTGCAGCAGCAGAGCTGTATCTGGAGTGTGCATTCAGGGTGCGGCACGCCACTAAGTTTCACTTTCTGCATTACGAGAAAGACGTATCAATAGGAGGGTCCGGGTACGGCTATCACACCGTGCAGTATCCAGATGCGTTCGCACGGACGGTCATCTCTTATGGTGCCGGACAGACAGTGTCCTCTGTAACCACAAACCAGTCTGATCTGGATGCGATAGCCACCGCTGTGGCTAACTCTGTGTCCTCTCAGTTTGTAGCAGAAGGCGGGCAGATGGTGGTGTATTGCGAGCCGAACTTCGCACTGCGTTGTGACGGGGCTGTTCATCAAGTCAAGCACATTCTGTCGGACGATACGTCTCACCCTGGCAGTTATTCCATCGCATCGCGATATCAGGAGTTCGACAGGTTCATCCTGTCGCGACCGGAACGCATGGCCGCAGCAGCAGATGTGATTGATCAGGCGACGGCACGATCTCGACGGGCAATCACACTGAAGAAGGAGGCGGCTGATGACTGACAGAATAGCCGGGCGTGAGCGATCTCCTGCTCCTGTTAAGCACACGCTACAATGGATCAATGCGGCGGGGTCTTCTGTGCCAGCCTTTGGAGTGATCTGTCTGACGGCGTTTAACAACACGACCGGGCAGTACACTGCTCAGAAGCATGATGGAACAGCGCACCTCACCTACGTCAACGGTCCTGCTCCAGTGGCGAATGGGGCGTATGGCGGCAGCATGGACTGGTCCGCGTCGAGACTAGCGCTGGTGGCGTCCGGGGTCACGCTTGGACAGGAAGTGGGGCCTGTAGGTGACAGTTGGGAGCTGAGTGGTGCCGGCACGGGGTTTGTGGTGTTCTCAAACAGAGACGCCGTTACGGGCACAGCTGCCGTCGTCAAGATCGGTGGTGGTGGCGGTGGTGCTGTAGTGCTCGGCATCGTGTCGGAGGATCTCGGGAAAGGGTATTACACGATCGAGTTAGCGGAATGGGGTGGCGAGACACCAGAGTGCGACGAGGAAGGCCCAACAGGTTCGGCGGAGGATTGCGATCCCTGTAAGCCGAGTAACGTGTCAAACTTTAATGCGTCACTATCCGGGTATGAGGGGTTGGGGTGCGGGGATGATCCAATCCTACCCCCTTTCAGACGTCAGCACATCGGGACTGGCGTGTATGTTCTGGCATATGACCCCGCGTCCGTGCTGGTCCCGCTCGAACTGAACACAGACTGCATTGTAGCCGACACAGGCGCTTCGAATGCGTTGGTGGGCTCAGGGGCGACTAGTCTCGACGAGGAGCCAGTGTGGCATGTCGTGAGGGGATATCAGACTCACACAGTACAGTTCAGAGAAGAGAAAGAGTGCTGTGACGGGATAATTGTGGTGACGCGAAAACAGGCGATATTTTTCGCAGCTCGTGTGTGTGATGTGCAGATATGCTCGAATTGTGATCAAACACAGACGGAAGGCGAGCCGCCGTAAGGTGAACTGCCCGAACTATGAACTTTAAAAGAAGATGTTATGTCTAAGAAAACACCACTAGGGATGCCTCCATTCTTCGGCACGACAAGCATAAACCCTGAGCCGTGCTGCACAGAGGACCCCGGTTGCTCCGGGTGCTGCGGTCGCGACTGGGACGAGCTTCCTGAAACCCTTGAGTTCCGGATCTCCTCGATCGGTCTCGTTTCACGGCCATTTAACTTCACTGGTACTATGTACAAACTCCCGTACCAGCCTGATGGCTGCAGGCAGTGCATAGTCCCTCAGAAAACACTGCAGTACCAGTCGCAGTTGATCAAGGTGTTAACTGATCAATTTCCTGGGGGGCTCAACGGTAGCAGTGGGGACTCAGAGACCTGTTGCGTGCAGGTCGCTTTGGTGGCGTCGTGCAGCGACGGAGAAACGGTATCGATTGAGCCTCCTGCAGGGACAGAGATAATTCCGCCATACGATCCTCCATTGGCCGCTGGAGAATGTTTTTGGGGCCTGCACGTGAGGTGGACGGGCGGTGACAGGCTGTCAACATGGTCAGACGTGACACCTGCTGCACAGAATGAAAGCACGTTCCAGTTATCAAGTTGCAACCCTATCGAACTCGACTGGGCTGCAGGTACATCCGAAGGGATGCCAGCCTGTATTTTGGGGAACTCAATTGCTCCGGGGTATTCTCTGGAGATAAAGGAGTCGGGTGTAGGAGCGGGTGATCCAGCAGAGGCGTGCAGGTATTTGTGCTGTGCCGTACTGACGGAGGTGTTGTACGCTGAAATAGAATCAGACTGTGCGGAGTTGCATGATAAGGTGGTGGAGTTGCGGTTCGGTAACGAGAGTTGGAGTGGCGAGATTATACTTGCTGATTGTGAGGGTTACAAAATTGTTGTGACGCAGCATGAGCGATACGCCGAGTTAGACACATGCCCGCTGATCATAGAAGTGTTCAGCCTAAAAAGAGGTCGGTGCTTTACGTCGACGCAGGACCTCGGCACAGCGCCCGCATGCCCTCCATGGTCCGCATCGGGAACTATTGCAGCAGCCTGCGGAGCGATATGCGGTGGTCAATCAATCTCAATTACTATTAACATGTGATCAATATGCGAGAAGAATGCCTGCAGTTTAAAGGACGATCTCGGGATCTGTGTGAAGGTCGTGGTCTCGATGGGCGACTCACTCCTCCACAGATCGCTGTCGACCAGTTCCGGGAGTCACGGGGACTCGAACCGATCGTGGTAACGGAAACCAACTTCGCCCGCACGATCCCTTATCGACAGCAAACGCGGCTGAAGGTCTCGTTGATCGGTGACCGGCTGGCGAAGATTTTCGCGGAGGAGTGGGGGGCGCTGCCGTGCGGCAAATGCAAAAATGCCATCGTCAACCTCAACAGCATGACGGTAGAGCAAGTGCAGGCGAACAGGGCGAAGATCGTTTCAGACATTGCGTCACGCGCGACTCAGTCTGTGCCGCAGTGGTGGGCTAAAGTCCTGACATCAGCCAGCGCGTTCCTGCACTTGGGTGGAACGGAGTACCTGATCGGGAAATACTTGGACCGAGCGTGCAGGGTGGAGGAGCCAGCCGATGGGTCGATCACCCCGTGATGTGATTGCTGTCGCGAAACGCAACCTGACCAGGAGGAAAAAACAACTTCCTCTCACCCGTATCGGCACGCCACAGCGTACCGACTGGGAGAAACGGATCAGCGACCCCAGCAACTTCCGTGATCTGCGGCATGCTGTGAAACACCTGACATACCACATGTACCCGGTGGCAGCTGCTGATGAGAGTTGGAACTGGAATATTGAGCAGTTACAGAAGCGGTGGTCGCTGTTCAACGGGAAGAAGATTCTCGGGATCAACACAGACGACAGTACCGCTTCTGTTGATGAAGTGATCGACGCATGCCGGAAGCGTGGCATGGTGTGGGACCATGTGCTCACTCGCCAGAATGACGGCAAACTGGGCGAGGTGCTGACATGGGTGCCATCGCTGCAGTTACTGAACCCGGGAGCAGCGGAGCCGAACGAGGTTGTGTTCTCCGCGCATGCCAAAGGGGTGAAGTATGGGGTATGCCCACCACTGATCCGGCGGTGGACTGACTGCATGTATCGAGCGAACCTCGACTCATGGTTTTTGGTGAGGCAGCAGTTGCAGTGGTATTTGGCGACAGGTGCATTCCGGGCACGGTGGTCTGGAGCGGGTGCCTACTCAGGTGCGTTCTGGTGGTGGCGGTTGCACGACATTGGTAAGCGTGAATGGTGGCGAGTGCTGCCGATCTACCCGGGTCGTGAGGTGTGGATCGGAGGGCAGGCACGATATCCAGAACTGGGCTGCCTGTTCCATGACAACTGCGGACAACTGTACTCTGATACGTATTGGAAACACGAGGTGCTTCCGCAGTGGGAGTTGTTCGCACCCAAACTGACCCCGGACCTCAACCGACCACACAAGCCGATCGCTTACCTGATCAGCAGTCACTTCAGTTACGCCCCGATGGCTCTGCCACGACTGCTGGACTCCATGCTTGCGAGTGGTGTGAAGCCTGAGCAGATATTCGTGGTGATGTGCGGCTGCCAGAGAGAGTTCGACCAGAAGACCACGAAGGGCACGTTCTGGTACGTCAGCCATGAGTCACGCAACTTCTGCACATTCGTAGAGGCGGTGGATGAACGCAGGCGCGAAACGCTGGCAGAATTTGACCACGTGTTCTGCCTGCTGGACACGTCCGAGGTGGGTCCGAAGTTTGCAGCCTTGACTGACGATTTCGATCGTGAGTATGACGCGGTGGGTGTGTGCCCTATTCAGGGTGAGCAGCGAGCTATGTGTGATCTGGCTGCGTACAGTCTCGATCATTTGAGAGCGAACAAGCACCACATCGACCAGTTCCGAAATGCTGAGCCATCTGTCAACTGGGACTGGGAGGGGCGGGTATTTGAACTGGCGGAACGGAAGTGGTTCTACGGGCGTGAGCGGTGGGGCACACTGCCGAAGGTGCCGGAGGATTACGAGAATTACGGCAAGCAGGTCGTCGCAGGCCCACAGGATGTGTACGGCACGGGGTCAATGAGGATTACGGAATACTACAAGTACGCGGACATGTTCCGCTTCAAGAGTAATTGGGGGCAGAATCCGTTTCTGCTCGATCGCGTTTAACAGGCAGGTACGTGACCGTCATAGTTCGGGGTGGAGCAGGCACCCCGCAGTTTGGATCGGGACGCCGGGGCCGATTCCGGTGATTCCAAACAGTGACACACTGAGAGCTCGGCGTGTAAAACATGCCGGGTTCTCGGCGTTTTGGTAGTGACATCACTACCGCTGACAGGGTAATCTGACACTCAAAGGAGAGTTTTCACATGGCCGAGTTTCCGAACTTCCGTCGTAAATACAGTCCGTCTGCACTCATGCAGGGTGTTCAGCAGCAGAATCAGCGGCGATACATGTCGCCTGCGATCACCCCAAATGCGGGCATGGGCAACGCACAGGGCAGGATTTCTGCTCTGGCTCCGGCTGCCGGCATGAGCACCAGCAACCCGACCGGGGCACAGACGATGGGGCCTGCCAATAAGCCCGGCGCTTTCACGCAGCAGGATTACGACGAGTATATGAAGCAGCAAACCGGCGTTCCCGGGATGCCCGGAGCACAGAACCTGCTAAATGTTAAAGTTCCTGAGCACCTGAAGCAGTTTGCTCCATCGGGAAAGCCTCAGACGCTTCCGTACCAAATGCCCGCACCGGGCACACAGCCATCCGCCACGGTTCCTGTTGAGTTTCTGGCAAACGGTGCAGCCCCAGCCTCCGCTCCAGTTACGACCCCGCAGTCACGAACTGCAATTCCATATGCTGGTATGTCTGGAAGTATGGGGGCTATTCCGTTTCCTGCTGGTGGTCCCGTGCCTGCACAGCCCCTGTTAAGCCGATCGCCCGCCACTGGTGCTGCGGTTGGGTCGCCATTGCCCTATGGTCGCCCGGGAGAGGTCGTCACTCAGGAGCTGGTGAGCTTCGAGGAAGATTTCGGCAACAGGCTGGCTGAGCAGAATGGTCAGCAGGCTGCCGCACCGGGGGTCGCTCCATCAGCTATTCCAAGTTCTGGGCGGGCGCCAGGGCCTATTATGCAGCCTGCTGAGGCACCGGGGGTGTACGCGCCACTGAGAACCAATCAGGCGGGACAGCCTATGTATCCGTTTGCGCGGTATGACCAGAATAGGCCGGGTGCTGAACTGATGGTAGACTCGTTCACTACTGACCGAAATAATCCTGATATTCGGTGGGGTGAGGTGTCTCCTGAACACCGACCAACCGGGTGGGCGCCACGGGCAGTTGATACAAACCCTGAGATATCATCCGCCTCTCCGCCCCCAGTTACGACTCCGCAGTCACGAACCCCGTCTATGCCGGGCGGTCAGGCACCTCGTGCCAGTGCCTTGTCGGGAATTGACATGTCGCCACGATTTACAAACGCACTGTCGCCGTACGATGGAGCGGGAGCGGGATCCGCTGGTGGCTCTGGCTCCGGCAATCTGGGCATGTCCCCGGCTCCTGCCTCTCCCCCTGCAGCAAGTGTGTTAACTGCCCCAACAAACCGCACCAGTCCCATAATGCAGCAGGACGCGGGCGGTTATGAGAACATGAACCCGCTTTTTACAGGTGGTCCTGAGAGTGGCAATATGTTTCAGGCTCCCGCCGAGCCATCCACTGCCGATCGGCTGCGAGCAGCTGGTCGTGGTGAAGGTCCAAACGCTCAAGAGGGCATGCGACGGGACAACAACAACTACAACCGTGCCTACGACGAGCAGTATCAAGGAATCCAGCGGGGCGTCGGGATCACTGAGGAGGAACGTGCAAACTGGACCCCCGAAAGAGGGTACGGGTTTGCCCCCAGTGCTGTTCAGTCTGCCGCTTCCGGTGGTGCAATCGGTTCCGGTATGCGAAAGCGGTTCGGTCAGGGCGGGTACTTCAATCCGTCCGAGGAGGATGCTGGCCCTCAGCGCCGCATGTCGGATGCTGAGTCCATGAAGAAGATGGGCATCATTCAGGGTGCCATCGGTCCTGACGGTCGCCGGCTGGGCTTCTCCAAGATCGATCAGGCTATCGCCCGAGGCGACACAGCCACGGCTGACCGTCTGAAGCAGGAGCAGGATGCCATCCGAGAGCGGAACTTCGCCCGTCGAGAAGCACTGCGTGGCGTGAATGGCGGGAAAACCCGCGATGAGCTGCGCCGTGAGAAGCGTGCGAACAGTGCTCTGTCTCGCGGTCGGATTACCAAGGAAGAGTACAACAACGTGGTGACACGCAATGACGAGGCTGTTGAACGCCGGTCTGCCCTGCGTGATGCGGGTATTCCTGTACGCGGGGATCGTGGTTTTGATGCGATTGACCGGGCAAATGCTGGCATGGCTGGCTCACGTCCCTCTGCGCTGGCAACCACAGTGGTCCCCAATAACGCTGTCACAGGAAGCACTCTGCCACGTGCCGATGTGCAGCAAAAGGCAAGAGAGGATATGAAGGCTCTTACCGACCCGAACAGTGTGATGGCACCGGCAAACACTCCGAAAGAGAAAATGCGGCAGAATGAATCGGCGGCGATTCAGGGTCTTGGGGTCACTGCGGAAGATAGCCTGCACGAGATCAACCGAAAGGTGACGACGATGTCCACCGATAGCGTGACTGCTATGCTCAAGGATGAAGAGTCCACGCGTGCTTTCATCATTGGATTAAAACGGGCCTATATGGCACAGAAAAACACCATGGAGCGTGATGATTTTAAGGGGCAGATAGACGAGCCGACAGCAAAACACTGGGAGGCACTGGAGTCTATCCCAGACAATGATCTGCAAGCCTTACAACAATGGTGGTCCAAACTTTATCACGACGCGGAGAAAAAAAGAAAACAAGCCTTCTAGCGCTGCGACCGCCAGCACGTTTTCTCCATCAACCCCAAACAGATTTCGATATCACCCGTCACTCACCCTGGCGGGTTTTTGTTGCGCGGTTGTCGCACGTACACTACACTCAGCCGCGCCAACGTACACGGTGGACGTTACTCGGTTTCACTCCGGCATACACGAACCGACACGGGCGAGAAATCGCACAGGATCGCTCAGGACGCTTTGGGGGGGAGAATCGCGACCAATCCATCGTGCGGGCTGTGGTGGCTCTTAAATGGGCAGGATTTGAATGGCGTGTCTGTTTGTCTGTTTCGCGTGCCTGAGCAGATCGCCGAATATCGCCGAAGATTGGCAAGGATCGGCAAACATCGGCAAAATTTGTCAGTCCCTGTAACTCCCCGTAACTCCCCCTAACTCCCCTTTCCAGCGTCCACCGTGGACGTTCCGTGTCCAGAGGGAACTCACCCCGAACTGCTCTTGAACTGATCCTGAAGTCTTGTCAACGCACAATTTCGCACTATAGGTCACAGTTTTGCGATCGTTTTGCGATCGTTTGGCACCTGCCCTGAAAAAACCTTCGCCTTGCTCTTGCCAGTCTGTAGCCGTGTCGCTACAAATTGGGTGCTGTTCGGCGTGGAAACCGAGTAGCGACTCCGGAAGCAAACGACACATTGAAACTGGGCCGCCTGTCCCTTATACTCAGGCAACGCGATTCGGAGTCGCACAATCCACAATGACAGCCAGGGCAGAAATGCTCTGGCTGTCGGCGTTTGGTGAGTGCATAAAGGTACTCCGATCAGGTGACGGGCAGTCTCGCAAACTGAAGTCACTACATACTGCTGTGTCCAAAAACACCGGGCTATGTCCAAACTGACAACCCGGCCCGTCCCGAGGACACCGGTCACTGGAACGTGAGCCTGATCTGGAGCGCTGAATCCGAACGACTAAGACCCCGAAGGCAGTGCAGGGGGTAATAGGACGGGATAAAGGAGCGGGAGCGTCCACGGTGGACGCTAAGGAGGGTGAATGATGGTCAGTGAAAGCGACACGCACTGGGTGTGCCGGGAGTGCATCGGGCACAATGACTTTGAGGAGTTCACAGTCGGGCTGGGTGGCGCGGTGACATGCGAGGTGTGTACTGCGTTGCTCAGTCGTCCGAACATCGCATGCGTGTCGGATGGGGTGTATCAGCAGGCACGGGCTCGCGTAGATGCTCAGCAAACAGAGATGACGCGCGACTGGATAGAATCATGGAAGATCATCGTGCAGGCGCTGAAGGAGATTCGTGTTCCCAATGTCGATCACAACGCTCGAGCAATATTGGTAAGGCTGGCACAGGCGAACATACTGTGTAGTAAAGTTGGTGGTCCGCCAAACGTGAAGGCAATCTGCGAGGACGTGATGCGGTTGCGCGACATGTGCAAGTCGCCGGATGACGTGTTCGACGTGATGGAATGCTTGCCGATGCTTCTGGTGACAGACCCGGAGGAGCAGCAGGCGGCAGTAAAAGCGATCGCAGAGATCACAACTCGACATGGCGGCACAGTGATACCGTTACAGGATACATGAGGATCATGACAAAAGCCCGAGAAGATATGCTGCGAGAGCAGTTTGAGAAGTGGGTTAGTTCGCCGCCGTTCGAAAAGAGTGTGGTACGGTTTCCAGAATGGTCAGCATGGCCCGGTATGTATCAGGATCTCAATGTCGACCTCGCATGGCAGGCGTGGAAGGAGTCGCTGTCTCGCTGCGCCCAGTACCCAGTGTTCGACATACTGGAGCGGCTGTACGCGAGTGGGTACTACCACAGTCAGCAGGATGGACGGTGGTGGCTGTGGGAGAAGGGTGGCAACGGCGTCTGCAGTGGAGAGACCTTCCGGGATCTGTGTGTGAATATCGTGCTGATGGGGTTGTGAATCACCTCCGCTCCATCGCGGAGTTGCTGAGGCCCATGACGAAGAACCATGCCACGATGGCAAGGATCGGGTGGCCGGCACTCCAGACGCCGACAGCGATGGCAGTGGCAATGACGAGTTCAAGTATCAGTGCGATCATGGTGGTGAGCCTTTCAGGTTAAGTGCTCGGTGTCTGAGAAAGATCCTGCCGCATGTCGGACAGTGACACGCCGAGTGCGTCTGCCAGAATACAGGCGTCGGAGAACAGGGGCTCATGACGGGTTCGCTCAATATTGGCGATTGTCACCCGGTGCATGCAGCACATGTCGGCCAGTTGTTGCTGAGTGAGGCCGCGTCTGCCTCGCAAGGCTTTGACGTTGTTGGCGAATGCCAACTGCAACTGAAGCACTTTGCGTGCCTTGAATTTATCGTCCATAACAGTTTCCGATCGGGCTGGTAGAGTAATCATCACGCTACACTCCTGTATTAAAGACCTTTGCTCACCGGGATGCAAGACGTTCTGTTGTGTCAGAGATTAGATTCTGTGCCTGCGGGTCCAGTCGGCGGAAGTTTGCGAGCAGGGTTTCCTCAGCGCCTCCCGGCTTATGGGAGCCCAGCATGGCGGGCGGAACGGCCACTCGCGGCGCTGCAGCCTGCAGTACGGTCAGCGGGTCCAAATAATGCTGCAGCACCCCGATACCGGAACCGTGGATTAGGCTGCCAGCTGTGGCATTCGCATTCGTCCATTCATTCACGGCACGTTGCCGCATGAGCTTCGGGTGGAAATACGTGACACCGGCTGCCAGGCACGCGGCCTGTAAATGCTGCTTCAGGATTTTGGCAGTCCATCCCTCAGCGTGATGGTACGGCAATTCGTGTCGCACTGAGATGATTTCTGACAGCCATGCCGGCACTGGATACTGATGCACGTGTCCGGTCTTGCTCGCCTCCCAGCACAACACGGGGTCTGATGTCGGCAGGCTCAACTGCAGCCTGAGCGAGTCTCGCAGCCGGAGGCCCGTCCACAGAGTCAGGGCGAGCCATTGCCTGAGCCATGGTGTAGCGTGCAGGTACGCGGCGTTGATGGTTTCCAGTGCCACAGGTTTCGGTTTCGGCTTCGGTCGTCTCAGTCGCTTGCCCGGACTGAACGTCACGCCGGTCGTGAACTTCATCACCGTACAGACATCAGTGATGGTCTTCTCGATCGTGACTGGAGAAAGGCAACTGGCCCGGCAGCGTTCTCGAAAGACGGTCAGCATCTCGCTTTTGATGTCCGAACACTGCTGCACCTGCATAACCCGTTCAAATCGCCTGCAGTTCGATGCAATCATGAAACTCCGCAAACCATTGGTGCGGACGTACTCCGCGGCCTGAAACGATAGAAACATTTGTGTGCTCCATAAGTTGGGCACTCCGTCGCAAAACAGTTCCTTTACGCCCATTCAATCGCAGAGCGCCACACACAACAGGACAGCAAAAAAATCAATATGAGAGACGTTCCTACCCTCTCATACGGCATCATCCTATGCCTACCTCCGCAATGGTCCTCATGCCTTAGTAACGGGTGCTTCCCAAGCTGAGGATGCCAGTCCGATTCTGGTCAGCCGCTTTTAAACGAAACGGTCTGGTGTCGTATGTAACACATTGACACAGGGGAGTGTCCATGCAAAAATCATCCGGTATGAATCAATTCGCAGAACAAATAAAAGAATGGATGAACAGGGAAGGGATGACACTGCGCGCCGTGGCAGCGATGATCGGTATGGATCACGGCAACTTGTCGAAAATCCTCAGTGGGCAGCAGGGCGTCACGATCACGCGAGCAGAAGAAATCGCAAACCGTTGCGGGTTCGAGTTTTGCGTCAATCTGAAAAAATCTGAAAAAATTGGTGCGGCCTGATCTTGTGTTGTCGTATCCGACACCGTAGTATTCCACCCGTTGACTGGTCACTCGGTCAGCGGGTTTTTCTTTGTCCTCAGCGACTGAATGTTGCGACCCCTGCGAGATGCGTAGGGAGTGGGGCACGCAAGGAATTTGGAACACCTGTTCTGAAAAGGATGCGAGATGTCTGGAAATACCTCGGCGCTACGCCGCGCCTACCAGTTTGCAGATAGCGAAGTCGCGTCTGCCGCAAAACTGTTGCGGGCTCTCGAATGGGATATGCCTGCCGCCCACGATCTTCTCGATGCTGTCCATCAGGTGAATAACCTGCTTCACGGAGACGCTGTTCCGGAAGGAGTTGGTCCTACAGAGACGGAGTTCGAACTGGATGTCTGACTCAAGATGAGTCGGGCGAGCAATGGACGCGGTTGACAAGGTGTCAACTGCAGCACGATGCTGGAAAAGGAGTATTTTCAAAATGCTGGTACTCACCCGTAGAGTTGGTGAAGAGATCGTGATCGGCGAAGTTATCCGGGTTAAGATCGTCTCTCAGGACGGCAACAAATTCCGGATCGGGGTGGAAGCCCCTCGCGATATCAATGTGGTCCGGGCTGAACTGGTCGACCCGCAGCCTGTTTATGTTCCCAAGAAGAAGGAGTCCTGAAAATGAGTGCAGAGAGTGTAGCGACAACGCTACCTGCGAAGAGGCAGTGGAAGCCGATTATGGGGCCGGCACCGCACAGTGAACCGTGGTATGCACTGCGTGTGTATGACCCGGATCGCAAGGGTAGGGAAGTGGTGATCGGTGCGTCAGAGGCCGCAGCAGCGTGTAACCTGTCGCCGTACAGTTCCGCACTGCAGTTGTTTCTGGAGAAACGAGGTCAACTGCAAACGTGGCAGCCGGATCCGGAAGCGAAGGAGCGAATGGAGTTCGGGCTGCGGGTGGAGTCGCTGGTTCTCGATGCGTACGCCGATCGCGAAGACTGCGAGATTGAGAAGCAGTTGCCGATGTTCTTTCATCCGGAGCACGCCTTCTGCACAGCAACACCTGACGGGATTGCTCACCGCATTGAAGATCAGTGGTGTGTGGATGCGAAGAACAGCAACTGGCGAATGTTCGATGAGACAGGCGAGTCAGTGCATCGGTATGGCCAGGCTGGCACGGATCAGGTGCCTATCACAAATCTCTGTCAGGCTCAGCAGCAGATGTCTGTGATGGGTCTCGACCGATGCGACTTCCCGGTGTTGAAGGACGGCAACAAACTGCTGATCTACACCGTGCAGCGCAACGACGATCTGATTGCTCAGATCATTGCCGCAGAGAAAGAGTTGTACGAGCGGATTCTGCGGAACGATCCCCCGGAGCCGAACTTCGAGCACACCGGAACGGTAAAGGTGCTGAGCCAGATGTTCGGCTGCAAGGTCGGTGAGGTGGTGTCTCTGACAGAGACTGAAAGCGATCTGTGGCGCAAGTACGAACAGTTGGGCATCACTGAGAAAGAGGCTCGCGAGGAGCGTGAGGAGATCAAAGCGAAACTGCTGTGGTCTCTCGGTGAGGCGGAAGTTGGTCGGTTCCCTGATATCGCCATGGAACTGAAGCGAACAGTCGTCAAGGATTCCTTGATCACTGAAAAGGATGTTCAGGATCTGATGGCAAAGGTTGGTCAGGTGGGCCGCAAGGGGCACATCCGGCTGACTGCACGGAAAGTTAAGTGATCTGCAAACCTCTGTAGAACACCGGGTGAAGCTGCTCGAGCAGCCGGTATTGCGGAGGGCTGGGTGCGGTTCTCATTTCCCCCCAGCGCCTTAGCCCATGTGGTATCGAGCAGCGGCTGTACATGACTTCTCTGCAGCCCCATGTGAGGCATCTTTTCTTAACGGAGCATACACGGTGGACGTCGTTCAGTGGGTTTGTCAGATAGACGTGGTTCGGAAGGCTCGCGCGGAGGAGCATCCGGACGGGTACATGGCAAGTCATCTGGGGACATACCTCGGTGGCTGGGCGGCAGGTATTGTCGTTCCGGTTGTGGTGGTGGTGCCTGACGAGATTGTGCGAGCATGGGATGATCACAATCCGCTGACATCGGACTCTATTAAAAAGCATCTGCGGTTTGTGGATGCGGTATCGGTGGTTCACGTAGGAAACCTGCGTGTGCTTGGCCGGTTGGTCGATCTGCCGTGGGCACAGCAATTATGACATCCCGCCCATCGTTTGACTTCGACCATCGGTCGTTACTGGATGATTTAACGCAGGCTCTGTTGTCTCATGATGGCAAAGAGTTTCAGGTGAAGCGGCAGGCGGAAGCCATGTCGGCGTTCCGGAGAGTTGAGTACATGTGTGTTGAGTGCCAGGCAGAGATACCTCCAGGTCGTGAAGGCCGAAAGTGTAAGCAATGCCGTGGCTTGTGATCGCGTACTGGGTTCTGTGTGTGCCGAACCCGTTGTTTTGGGTGTGGTATTTCTTTTGTGAAACAGAAGAGGAGTGAGCAGGGTATGAGTGGAGAGATGATTCAGCATGGCGGAAGTTCCCAGCAGGGCGCGATGGCGATGGCAACGTCGCGTCAGGCTGCAGAAACGCAGGCCGCTATGATCGTGGCAAAAAACTACCCACGTGATGAAACGCTGGCCATCAGCCGGCTGCTGAAATCCTGTAAGCGGAAGGGGCTGGCGGAATGCTCCATGTACTCGTACCCGAAAGGCGGAACCAAAGTCACTGGCAGTTCCATTCGGCTGGCTGAGGCGATGGCTCAGGCGTGGGGCAACATCGATTACGGCGTGATTGAACTGGAGCAGAAGCCGGGTGAGTCCGTGGCGATGGCTTATGCGTGGGATCTGGAAACGAACACTCGCCGGCAGATGGTGTTCACTGTTCCGCACATTCGGTCGACCAAGCAGGGGAACGTACTGCTGACCGATCCCCGCGACATCTACGAGATGGTGGCAAATCAGGGTGCTCGCCGCGTCCGTGCCTGCATTCTGGGTGTGATCCCCGGAGACATTGAGGATCTGGCTGTCGCTGAGTGCGAAAAGACCCTGAAGGATGGGTCTGGTAAGCCGCTGGATGATCGCATTCGGGATATGGTGATCGCGTTCGAGGAACTGCGTGTGTCTCGCGAAATGCTTGAGGCGCGTCTGCAACATCCGGTCGCTGCGTGTGTACCACAGGATGTGGTGAGCATGACGAAAATCTACCTGTCGATTCGTGATGGAATATCGAAGCGGGAAGATTGGTTCGACATGAATGCCGGTGCCGCGAAACTGGCACAGGATGCCGAAGCGAAGGCTGGTGGATCCCGCACAGAAGCACTGGCAAAGAAGACTGCCCCGAAGAAAGAGAAGCCTGCAGAGGCTCCACCAGAACCGCCACCAGTGAAACCGCTGGTGACTGAGCAGGATTTTGCAGAGGCAATAGTGGGTGCAACGAGCGCAGGTGAACTGCAGCAAATATGGGATCAGATTCAGCCAGCTGATCTGGATGGTGACGCAATGACCAGGCTGTTGACTCTGGTGGAAGTGCGTCATGTGGAGATAAAGCCCCGGTAAGCCCCTCCCCACTGCGAAAGAAATCGCCCGTTGCTCCATGCTGCGGTGTGCTCAGGAGGAGCCGGTGGGGATCTTTTAAGGAGTTGGTGTGAAGCAGGTCATCACAGCACAGAACGTCGTGGACCGGATGGCGGCAGGAGACCAGTTAACTCTGGTGCTCATGACGACGCCACACAAGCAGAGGATGGCCCTGTACAGTCTGAGTGCGGAATACTGGAAGTTTCAGGATGGCTCACGTGTGACCAGAAGCGTGGTGGCAATGCTGAGGAAACAGGGATTCCTGAAGTGTGTTAGGCAGGGAGACCTGATGGTTGCGAATCTGATTGAGGGGTACGGCGAAAAGCGTGTGTCGTATGCAATCGATAAAAGAGAGCGGTTCGTTTAAGGAGAAATACAATGCAGTGTGAGTTGAAAACAATTACGCCGGAATACGCCAGTAGCCTGTTGGTGCGGAACGTCGGCAACAGGGCGTTGAGTCGATCGCACGTTGAGTCGTTGGCGAAAGAGATGAGGGCCGGGCGATGGAAGGTGAACGGAGATACCATTTGCGTGAATGGGTCGAGACTCATAGACGGACAGCACAGACTGCAGGCGGTTGTAGAGTCTGGTGTCACCATACAGAGCCTCGTGGTGACGGACCTGCCATCGGATGTGTTCGACACAAAAGATGTCGGCAAGCGACGAAGCCCCGGAGATACGCTGTCGGTGCTTGGGGTGCCGAATGCAGCACGGTTGGCAGCGGCACTGGCGTTGGTAGACGCATACTGCACGGGGCGTGGAGATGTCCGGGTTCACTACACCAACACGGAAGTAGAAGGGTTGATGCACAAATACCCGGATGTGATGGCGTCGATACAATCAACAGTGAATGGAAAGTCTCTCTTGCAGCCATCGGTGCTGGACGCCTGCCATTATTTGTTTTCGCAAAAAGACAAGGGCCTGGCAGACGAGTTTGTAGTGAAGGTGTTGAAGGGAACAGGGCTAACCGAGGGGTCGGCATGGTATGTCCTGCGAGAACGACTCGTTGCAAACAGTCTGAGTAAAGCCAAACTGTCGCGACCATACCTGATGGCCCTGTGCATAAAGGCGTGGAACTGCGAGCGATCTGGTAAGACAGTGCGATGTTTGCGATGGCGAGAAAAAGGCGATGCAGTGGAGCCGTACCCGGTAATTCATTGAGTACCTGGCGCAACCCCGTAACGATGCCACGTCAGTCAAATGCGTAATACGGGCTGAGACCACAGGATGCTTTGCAAACATCAATGGTCCGTGCCGCTGAGAGGCGGACAATGAAACACTAAGGGAGTGGCGGTCATGATGACAGAAGAACAGAAAGATGAAATCCGGATCGACCTGCTGGACACAGTGCAGGATTCCGGACAGTGGCTGACTCGTGCGGAGATTGTGGAACTGTGCTGCGAGAAGCACGGTGGTCCGTTCTATAAGTGGGTGGAGGCTGTGGGCGCTGCGATTCAGTTGGGCCAGTTGCTGCCGTCTGGAGTAGAGCAGCGTTGTACTGTCTCAGGGTTCCCGGATATGGCGTATCAGGTGAAACGATGATCGAAAATGTAGCGTTCGTGCAACATGCAGAGGAGACGGAGCAGCGTCTGGTGCAGAGGGCTCAGGATGCTGGGCACGCTGCCGCATGGGTGATCGGTGAGTGTGCAGCCAAGTGGTACAAGTCATTCGCAGCCGGGCGGATGGATAAAGACTTCGGTGCCATGGTCGACATGACAGGCGATCAGGTCAACCAGAGGCGGCTGGTGTGGGAGCGATTCGGTGAACGTGGACTGCACAGAGAGTTGCGTGGGCTGTCGTGGTCACATTTCCGAGAGGCGTGTTATTGGGATGATGCGGACGACATTCTGACATGGGCATCGCAGGCGGAAGCCACGGTCAAAGAAATGATCATGTGGCGGCGCTCGAAGCATGGTGAGCCGTTGTTCCCGGTGCTTCATCAGCCGAGAGTTCTGGAGCCCGAGAAGCCAGAGGAGGCGGAAGATAAAACAACCCCCAGGAAGGATGAAGCCTCTACGCGAGTGCCGGCGAGTGTAAACCGGAATCGAGAGACAGTGGAGAACCCCGACAGAGCGCGCTCCGAAACACTCAAAGAGCAAGCGGCTGCGGGGTCCGGACCTGACACAATCGTGGAGGTCGACAAGGGGAAGAAGGATAAAGAGGCTGCGGCAGAGGTGATCCTGCAGATCAAGGAGCTCGTGCTGAAGGTGGATCGGATCGCACTGCAGCAGCAGAAGGAAGCACTGGCAAAAGAACTGTCGAAGTTCGTCGAGCGGGTGCAGCACAAGGTGGAAGCCAAGAAGGCGGATGTGGCTGGCATGGCAGTCAAGGTGCAGGAGGCATGGAATGCCGTGCCCGGGTTCGTGAAGTGCAAGTCGATGAATGAGTCTCGTAAGGCACACGTGGCTGCGAGGGCGAAAGACCCGTTCTGGAAAGAGCACTGGCAAGAGGCACTGCAGAGAATCGTCGGCAAGGCGTGGTTTTTGGGCCAGAATCGTACGGCATGGGTGGCCAATCTGGACTGGTTTCTGAGACCCGAGGTGGTCGCGAAAATAATGGAAGGCCGGTACGACAACCTGACGTACAGCGCAACACCACTGCCACAGGATTCTGCAGCCAGTCGTCGTGCTGCTGCAAACAGGGCGGCATTTAATGAGGTTCTTGGATCTACTCCGGTATGTGGGGATGAAGATGCAGTCTTCTGAAAACAGTGCGGGCAGAATACAGGCTTTGCTGCTGGCGTTCTTCGATGTCAGGAACATCACAGTGAGCCCCGATTCGCTGCGAATGTGGATTGATGCTTTCTCAGACATGACCCCACAGGGTATCGAGATGGCCATTCGGCGGTTCAACCGAGAGTCGACCGATTATCCAACACCGGCAGCTGTGAGGAAATACGCGGGCGTGGAAGGATTGAATGACGAGCAGCGTGCGAGTATCGCGTGGGGGACTGTGCGGAAGACAATCGCACAATACGGCGCGTATTACTCGATCGCGTTCGATGACGCGGTGATCCATGCAGCCATCAGAGCCATAGGGGGCTGGGAGAGGCTGTGCGAAACTCCGCATGATCAGATGCAGTGGAAACAGAAAGAGTTCGTCAGGGCTTACGTGGAGGCTGCTGGAACTGGTATCGGAGACTCGCGACCACTGGCTGGCGTGTTGGGGTTTAAGGAGCGGGCAGATGTGCAGTCGGGGCTCGGGGCGCATCCGACACACAAACGGCTGACAGGTCCGAGTGAGGTGAAGCAGAGGATTCCGCTGCCGAACCTGAGTGTGGATAGATAACGACGGCATTCACCGGGTGTGCGCCGGTGATGTGGAATACATTTCGGCCCGGTCGCACACTCCGGTGCAATGCTTAGTTATGCTGCTTTGCGGGGGAATCGTAATGTCGTTTCAGATGCGGATACGCGAAATAGATATCAATGTGGAAACATCTTTGCGAATGGTGAGTTCACCTGCTGAAGCATGGCAGAGAGCGAAACGTCTACTGGATGCCTTTGGGAAAGAGGATCACAAGCCGAATGTGGAATGTCGCGTGAATGCCTTCGGTTATGTGATTTGGAACCTTGAAGTGTTGGGAAAACAGAACGGGATAGCGTGGAGAATTCCGAACGGTTGGGACACATGGGAAGGCGTTGAAACCATGCTAATCGAGTGGCTGACAAAGTCGTATGACGGACAATTACCGCGAGAACTAGGAGTCTTGCGACAGGCGATGAGATCGCTGCCTGGTGTGCCGACCGTGCTGACAGACGATCGTGGTTTTTAAGTCAGCATAACGACCAGCGTTCACAGGGCGGAGAGAAATAATGGAAGAACAGAACCTAGGTGAAGCCGCTCCTGTGCAACGCTTTGTTATCTGGAGTTTGTCGCGATGGCTGAAGGAACTGAACCTGACGCAGAACAGATCTGTACGCAAGTAATGAGGTTGCGTGAGATGTGCAAGTGTAGTCAGGATATTGTGGATATCATGGAACTGTTGCCACTGCTGGTGCATACCGATCCACAGGAACAGGAAGCAGCTCGCAAGGCGATTGTTGAGGTTACGAACCGAACAGGCGGTCATGTGTTTCGGTTCTGATTCTTCCAGATAACGCTCGCGATCAGCGGGCACGAGGAGAAAAACTATGACTACAGAAAACGGCCAATCGAGTGCTCCGTCTGCATCGCGTTGTTCTGCGTGCGACGGGTGCAAGTATCAGCATTTCGAGTCGGAAGGCGGATGGTGCTATATGTTCCGAAATGAACCGCAAACGCTCCCTTGTGGGCAGCACGACAAGTTTTCCGCCGAACGGAAAGCAATGGGCAGCCTTGTACGCAAGAACCCGCAAATTTTGGCGTTGATGATTATGGGCATGAGTCGGTAGTCGTCCGCAGAACGCTGCACTTCACCGGGTGGCAGACGGTGGACTTTCTATTCTTTTTGACGGAGTCTGCCACTCCGGTGGAAGTGCTTGTTATCGTGCTTTTTGGAGTGCCGGAAATGGATGTTTTGATTTCAGGTCTATTCGTTCTATTTGGCTTCTGTGTCGTCTTGTACTGGATTGGATGCGGCATTTCTTTGCTGTGGGCTTACAGTCCAGCGCTGACGGTTCTTGCTGGTATCGCAATTTTCGTTGTCTGTATCGGAGGCGGCGACGGAACAGACATTGGTGGGCACGTGTGAGCATGCTGGAAAGACACAGTATCAAGCCGTCGGGCTAGAACCACGGATCGCCGAAACGCGAAAGCAGAGGCATCAGTCTTGACAGCCGGGAGAGACCGGCATTTTTGGTCACGATAACGACGGCATTCACCGGGTGCCGCAGCCCGGCGTGCAATTCTGAAAACGGATGGTGCGGCACTCCGGTGGAATGCTTTGTTATCGGGCTGAGGCCCATACACCGGCTGCCGGAATGGTCGATCGAGAAATACACGCCGGATCCGTGGGCGCGATCGCGGATACACCGAAACGGACGCAGAAAACGCTGACTATGTCTGAGAAACGAAAACCGGAAGTGAAAATCTTTGCCGAGATTCGAGGCAAAACGATAAAGGTAGAACTGTTTCGCGGAAGCCTGTGGCCGAAATTGTTTCCGTACCCGAATCAGCAAAGCAAGTGGAGGGTACGAATCAACGGAAAGTGGCGTCTCGGAAAAGAAACGTTCACGATGTCTGAGGTGATGCGACAATTACGAGGATGGACGGCAAAACGTTTGTCCCGATAACGACGGCCATCACCGGGTTGCGGCCGGTGACTTCATTCTTCAAGAACCGTTGACCGCAACTCCGGTGCAATGCCTTGTTATTTTGCTTTGGAGGGTGAAACGAATGGGCAAGACACGAACGCCACAAGAGGCTATTGAATATTTGCAAAACAAGCCAACTGCTGGAGACATGTCAGTTGATGAGGCTATCTCATTGATCGGTAGCCGGGACGGTCGACCTCGTGAGGACGATTGGGATTTACTGGAGGCTGCTGAGGTTATCGTGCGAGCTTATGACGACCTGAAGACTTCGGTGAAACTGGCGGAAGATGGTTTTCCGTGATTGAGTCAAAATAACTTTGAATTATCAGTGCCCGTGATATCCCCAGCCGACCCCGCAAAAACGCGGGGTTTTTATTCGGCCCGACCAAATATCACTCGCAGAGTCAGGTACATGATAACGACGTGCAACTGATATTCAGGAATATCACTCGCGCAGGATAAGGAGAACAGCGTGCTCACACTGACAGGAACAGGGTTTGAAAAACTGATTGTTCAGATGGCAGGATACTACAAGCGCGATGGCGTGGCGCATATATCACGTGCGGGCGTGCAGGCGGTGCGAAACAAAGATGAGTGGGTAGTGATCCCGTCACTGCCGGATTTCGAGGGAGTGCTGGCTCCTCGTGGCAGCCAGATCGTGTTCGACTGCAAGGTGTGCAGTCAGGCATCGTTCGACTTGAGCAAGTATCGGGCCGACACAAAGGGCAGCAGGTCGCGGCAGTTGAAGCACATGCTCGAGCGGGCAGACTTTGGTTCCCAGTGCTTTTTTCTGATCCACTGGAACCCACGGGCAGGCAAGACGTTCCAGCAGCCGGCAGAAACCGTGGCTTTTCCGGTGCATGCCAGCATGGAATTCTGGAAGTCCTTCGAGCGAGGGGAGGTTCGCAGCATCGCTCGCGCGGACTGCCAGGAGCACGGATGGCCTGTAAAATGGGGGACCGTGACTGGTGGGAGGACGCTCAGGCCACTGTTTCTGGAGGCCCTTCCCGAAACCGTGTAGCCAGATTGCTACATTTTGGGCTTGCAAAGCTGCCTGTTTTCTGCAAGATCATGAGCGATATTGGAGTTCAAGCCGTAATAGACTTGCTACACCCGCTCTGGTTTCTTTCAGGATGAGAACAGGAACATAACAATGGCTCAGTCAACACTCAGGACGAACTGGACGTTCGGCCAATCCAATTGGGGCGCAAAGCTCAAGGCCGCGTTTGCCTCTGTCAACAGTATGCTGACTGAACTGTTCACCGATCTGGTGGTGGATTTCCCAGTCACGCTGCACGCATCTAAGACGATTCACACCGTGTTCGTGGCGGTGCGAGCGTACACGGTCACCAGCATTCGGTGGGTGTCTGACATCGCTCAGGCGATCACGGGCACCGTTGTGAAAGCCTCTGGAACGGCTACCCCCGCCTCCGGCACAACGCCGATGTGTGCGGCTGGCGCAGTTGTCTGCAATACCACTGCTCACACGGTTCTCACGGTGGCCCTGACATCGACCGCAGCAGACTTGGTGCTGGCTGCTGGAGACCGCATCGCACTGGTGCTGTCCGGAGCACTGACCACAGGAAGCGGTCTGCTTCAGGTCCGCATGACCCGAACCTGATAGTGGTAATCGTCGTGCCCCCGTGATGGCAGGTCATCCGGGGGCTGGGTCTGTGGTGACAGATGGAGCAACAGTAAATGGGACTTGTCGCACAATTACAGGGTGACGTAGCGATTAACGGGCGGCTGACCCCGACATCACTCACCATACCAGCCGGCAGTGTGGGCAATGCGTCAATCGCCTCTGGGTCCAATGTCGACACAGACAAGGTCGAGGCGCGGGTGTACTCCAGTTGGGCACAGCCGAACAGTGCTGCGACTGCTGAGACCCGCACTCTGTTCGTGGCAAAGCGTGCCGGCACGATCACATCATTCCTGGCCGGATCAATTGCAAAGGCTGTCGGTGATTCCACGGTGACCATCGACGTGCGCAAGAACGGCACCACCATCCTGTCTTCCACAATCGTGCTGGACAATGCAAATACAGCCCGGGTGGCTGAGGATGGCACCCTGAACGGGGCAGCCACAGCATTCGTGGCAGGCGACTGGTTTGAGGTAGTTATCACAATCAGTGCAGGGACTGGCACGTTACCTACAGGCGTGTTTGCACAGCTGGAGGCTCGGCAGAACGCAACCTGAGATCATGGAAAGCGGTGGTGGTTGAGATGAAGATGCTGACCAGTTGGCGTACCAGCCTGTCCGGCGTGCTTCCCGGTGTGATTATTCTGCTGACACAGTTCAGCCACCTGCTCGATGCCGATCCAAAGACGGTGTGCGACACGCAGCAGTTGCTCGCGGCACTCAGTCTGATCAGTATCGGGCTGACCGCTCGAGATAATGCAGTGACTTCCAAGCAGGCCGGGGCCAAGTGAACGCCCGGCTTGTTCCGTTTCATGTTCACGTGATATTTGACAGGAGCAACATACCAATGACAGCGGCTTTCGATAAGAGTGAACTGGAGCATCAGGCGGACGTGATCAGTGCCCGTCTGACTGAAACAATGTCTCTGGATCCGATGCTGATCTTCACGATTCTGACACAGGTGCTTCCGCTGCTGATGAACTGCGGTGTGAAGAATGCCTCACCAAAGCCGGAAGATATCCGCGACATGGTGACTGAGCGGTACAACAAGGGCGGCAAGAGTCGCGAGAACCTGCGAAGGAGTATTGCACGGCGCGTGCGAGGTGAGTCCGACCAGCCGATCACGAAGGAAGAGTCACTGCAGATGGCAGATGCGATCATTCAGGAGACCATGTTCCCCACTTCGGACGACAACGCACTGGCTCGCCTCGTGGCTGAGTGTGCTTCTCTCGACCCCACTGTGTAGCGTCAGTGCTACCTTGTTCTGCAGAAACGATAGAGCAACAACCATGATGAAACTCGTTACAAAATGCCTGATCGGCATATGGCTGGTCGCCATGATGCTGGTCTGCTGCCTGGCTGGTGTCAGTGCGGCTGAGGGGGTCGCTGATGATCCCAATGATTTGAGACCATCGATCGATGACCTGAAGCCTGCCACCGATGAACTGAAGCCGGTTCCCGAAAACCAGATCCGCCTGCCGATCTTTCCGCCCGGACCTACTCCAACACCACCACCGCAGCCGGTGGTGCCTGACGTGAATCCGGTGGATCCGCCCGCACCACAGGAGGTGACGGACCTGAAGGCTGACCAGTTCTTTGTGATTGAGGCGGATGTCCCATTCTTCGTGCTCGATTCGCGAGTCGGGATAGTATCCATCGCGTACGATCAGGGACCGATCAGGCTGCGTGGGAAGTTCGCAGACGGAAAAGGATCGGTGGAGACAAGGACGTACCAGAGCAAGTATCTGGCAACGCTGGAAGCGGTCACCAAAGGGCAGGTGGAAATTCTGGTGGTGCCTGCCGGTGCGACTGATGCTGGTGTGGTTATTCGTCGCACACTGAGTGTGATGGGGCAGGCTCCACAACCACCACCGGGACCGGGGCCACAGCCGGACCCAGATGATCCGCCTGCACCAATACCGGGTGACAGCAACCGTGTGCTGATCATTTACGAGTCATCTGAGTTATCAAAGTATTCCCCTGAGCAGTCCACCATTTTTGCGGCCGCAAAGATTCGGGAGTACCTGAACCGCACATGCTCAAAGGGGCCAGACGGAAAGACTCCTGAATACCGGATCTGGGACAAGGATGTCGACACCAGCAATGTCTCCAAGGTGTGGCAGGATGCCGTGAAAATGCCCCGTGCGTCATTGCCCTGGATTATCGTCAGTAACGGCACCACAGGGTTCAGTGGCCCACTGCCGGGCACTGTGGATGAGACGATCACACTTCTCAAGAAACACCTGGGAGAATGACATGAGTGATGGATTCGTTATCACCGACGAGATCATTGAGAACAATCCTGATGGTTTCGGAACAGGGCTGATTGACCGGGACTTCGCACAGTTTCCTGTCGGGTACAGTTCCAGCCAGTTCGATATTCCGCTGATCCCGAAAGCGAAACAGGAAGAGTTGCTCCGGTTAAAACTCGCAAACAAATCGTCGCTGCGGGATCTGCGAAGAACCTATTTGGATGGGAAACCAATCCCGTCAACCAACCAACAGCAGACGAATTACTGCTGGTCGTACTCAACTACGAGCGCGGTAATGCTGGCGAACGCTCTGCAGGGGCAGCCGCATTCACAGTTAAGCGGGGCCGCTAATGCCGCCATGATCACTAACTTCCGGAACGTCGGTGGCTGGGGGTCAGCATCGTTACAGCGAGCAGTGTCCCATGGTATCCCCGACCTCGCTCACTGGGCGGAAGGAAACGCTGGTATCAATCGGCACTTCGATTCTGAACAGACGTGGGAGAACGCTGCGAAGCATCGAGTGACGGAGTTCATGGAATGCCAGCCGCGAAATGTGGAGCAGATGATTACGTGTTTCCTGCTGGACATCCCGCTGATTCTGGATTTCCGTCATTGGTCTCATAGTGTAGCTGGATGTTGTTTGAAAAGCCTAAATCCGCTTCGCATCACAATCTGGAATAGTTGGGGGAATGAGTGGGGTGATCTCGGTGAGGGAGACCTTGTCGGGAACAAGGCGATTCCTGACGGCATGGTGGCTGTTCGCGTGAAGATGGCAGCATAAGGAGAGTCCCATGCGATATCTGATTTATCTGCTCGCGGGCGTTTTCTGTGGTCTGTGCTCTGCTCAGGAATGGGTGATCACTGATGACTCAGCCAAACCAGAGGTAAAGGCACCGAACGACAAGCCGTACTTCATTATGTTTACCACCGCTCAATGCTCTCCCTGCCAGCGATGGAAGGCATCGGAACTGAAAAAGGTGCAGGCTGCGGGGTATCAGGTCACGATCATTGATATCAATCAGGACGACCGCTGGAACGCAAAGTATGGCGTGACGACGGTTCCACGGTTCTTTCTGCTGGATCGTAAGACCCGCAAAACATTAAAGGGACCATGGGTGGGGTTCACCCCAGCAGTCACTTTGATCGTCAATGCACAGGGTAAAAACCTGCTGGCTCCTGCTGATCACAGTCGGAAGACAGCCCGGCTGACCTGCCCGGAGATCAGGGCTCTGGTGCGCAGTAGATATTCACCGGGACGTTCGTTGAATGCCGACGTATCCCCGCAATCGATGGTGTGGGGCCATCTGACCGATGGTTCCGGTGGCACCCACACTTTCACACGTGATCAGGTGTCATGTCTCTCATTGTGGGAGGCTCTTGCCCTCCACGATGACGCGCACGGAGCGCGAACAATCAGACCGGAGTGAATTTGAATCCATAGGGAGGAGGTGATCCTGTCTACGGTGAGTGAAAAAGCCCTGCTGAATCCGGCAAAGAAATGCAGCAGGGCTGAGGACGTCCGGAGTTTACATCGCAAGAGGGCCATCTGACCGGACAACAAATATGACCGAAGAAGAAAAAAAACGTGAGGAACAGGAAACCGTCACGATCGGGCCACTGAAGGCTACTCTGAGCCGCGAGAACATGCGGACCATCATGCCGTATGTGGGGTGGTCGCTAATTATACTTACTGCCGCCTCGGTTGCCGGGGCGATTATCTGGGGGATCAAGTGATGGGCAGCCTGGCAGCAACACTGCTGATGTGGGTCAACGCAGTGTTTATTGTGGCATTAACGATGATTGCGTACGGTGACGCTGTGCAGCGTCGGATGCAGCATGTGCGGACGCACTTGCGAATCGCCGGAGTGCTCGCCGTCGCAACTGCTTTGCTGTCGACAGTGGTTCTCTACGAGAACAGGTCTGCCGCTGCAGAGGAGATTCGTCAACTCAAATCAGAGCAACAGAATGCGTCATGGAACGCCTACCCGCCAACTGTGTCCAGGGCACATTGATTGGTGTGGTTTCCGAGCTTTGGTGTGTGACAGGATAAAAGGGGCGTGAACTGTGGGTCTCCGGGCAATCATCGCTGATCTGATTATCGACGCAACGACAGCGGGCAAGGCATTGCTGACTGCGGCGAATGCAGCTGCGCAGCGAACATTGCTCGGGCTCGGTACGTCTGCCGTGCGGGACGAGGGGTATTTTGCAATCGCGGACACCCATGCCCACACTGTGATAAATCTCGACGGTACATCAATCGTCGACATGGACGGCAACGGCAACACCCGGCTCACCACAGCAGCGAGCAAGGGGATCGTGCTGGCCCCATTGAATGACACGGTCAGCATCATCCGAGGTACTGCACAGCCGCAGACATGGCAGATCGCGAATACATGGTCTGCATCAGACGACTTTGAGCTGCTGCGATTGTCGGCCAATACGACCGAGTATCGGATTATGTCGATACCGGGTGCATCAGCTGGATCGAACCGACCAATCAAGATCGGTCACTCTGACGGAGCAGGTTCATTCACGGCTGCCGTCACGGTCAACATTAACGGGACAGTCACCTTCCCATCATCCATATCAGCCAGCAACCTGTCTGGCACCAATACTGGCGATCAAGATTTGTCGTCGTATGCGACCACGGCAGCAGTGGCAGCAGGATATCAACCCCTCGACTCGGATCTCACAGCTATCGCCGCTCTGACCACCACGTCGTTCGGTCGCGGTGCGTTAGAGGCGGCAAACGCCGGGGCGTTTCGAACTTACATCGGGGCAGGAACAGGGACTTCCAATTTCGACGGTGCATACAGTTCACTCAGCGGTATTCCGTCGACATTCGCTCCGAGTTCTCACACCCACCCGCTGTCGGAGATCAGCCAGTCTGCTGCAACTAACAATCAGGTGCCGCAGTGGAACGGTTCTGCATGGGTTCCGGTCACACTGTCTGCTGGTTCCGGTGATGCTCTCGTCGCGAACCCGCTGAGTCAGTTTGCGGCAACCACATCGTCACAATTGGCGGGTGTGATCTCGGATGAGACCGGCACAGGTCTGCTACCGTTCGCCACGGGGGCGACTCACAGCAACATGACTGTGGACCATATCACCCTGAATGAAACCCTCGGATCTGATATGGTGGTTGATGGTGCGTTCGCTGCACCGACTCAGTACACTTGTGCCACTGCTGGGGTTAACACGACCAACGACACATTTACTCTCTCCAGTAATCCCGGCTGGTCTGTGAACGATGTCGTGCAGTACCACAACGGTGGCGGCACGACTGCCACGGGCATGACTAATCGAGGGTTCTATTACATTGAATCTTACTCTGCCGGTGTGATGAGCGTAAAAACCACAACAGGTGGTGCGAAGGTCAATTTGACAGGCACGGGGAACAACGCTCAGTTCTTCATCAAGCCGAACTGGTTTGCAGGTACGTCCGGTACGACAGGTGCTATCGATGGGTGGGATCTGTCGGCTGGCGGTGCTGCTAAGGTGGCGAACGGTACGCCGACCTTGAGGCCGGTGACTGCATTGGTGCCGACCATTGGTCAGCTGTATAAAGTGCAGTACACGGTGAGCAACTGGACTGTTGCGGGCACAACACTGGTGTTCGGTGGCGTGACTGTTCAGGACAGCACTTTTCCAACAGGCAACGGCACGTATACAACATACCTCACAGCAGTGACAGCAGGGGACTTGTCGCTGGCTCCGCTCTCGGGTATGAGAGCGACAATTTCCGGTCTGTCGATACGTCCCGTCACATCTGGGCTCGCTGCCGCAGCAATCCCGTACAACGCCACACGAACCCTCTCCAGTGCGTTTGCCCATGAGACCGGGTATGTGTTCAACGTCACGGTAAACAAGGCGGGAGGCGACGATACCGGATTCCTGATCAATATGGATGATGTGTCTTCTCCCGGGACCACGATCATCTTTGGTGTGGCGACAAACGGAACGTCGAGGTTTACAGTCAATCATCTGGGAACCATCACCTGTAATTCGATTGTGAACGCTGCCGGATATACCGGAACAACGATGTCACTTTCGAACACATGGACATCGACGTTTAATGCCACAGCATCGATGTCCCCAATGAGGACATCAGGCACATTGCTGACCGGGGGGACTGGGACAACAAACTTTCCTCAGTTCCTCCAGCAGCCAACCGCAGCAACTGCAGCCACGACGTGGTCAACAGCAGGGACATGGCACGGTATCAACACTGCGTCAGGTTTCACTGGGAACTTCTTTGACTTCCGGATCAATGGTGCATCTCCAGTATTCGTTGTTGACTCCCTCGGTGCGGTCGCTGCATCTGGGGGTATCACGCCTCGAATTACTTCGGTCACATCATCCTCAACACCAACGCCGAACTTTCAGACAGCGGATCAGTACAACGTCACTGCACTGGCGGTGGATGCTACCTTCGGGGCACCGACAGGAACGCTGTCTGATGGTATGTCGCGGTTCATCAGGATTAAAGATAACGGAACAGCACGGGCGTTGTCGTGGAACGCAGCATACCGTGCCATCAATGTCACATTGCCGACCACGACGGTGATCAATAAGACTTTGTATTTGGGCATGAAGTACAACTCTGCCGATAGTAAGTGGGACGTGCTCGCAGTAGGGCAGGAAGCCTGATGCCGACAGATACAATCACAAGCGGAAGTGGTAACTACACAGTTCCGGCTGGGGTCACCTCGCTGGAAGCACAGATAACCGGGCAGGGTGGTAACGGTTCAGAGGCATCGGGTGGTGGTGGCGGTGGCGGTGGAGGGGGTTACGGAACAAAGATTCTTTCCGTCTCGCCCGGCGACCTGATTGCATATGCGTTTGGGGGCTCGTCAGTAACAATCACGTACGGCGGGATCACATACACCTGCAACAAGGGAGCCAACGCTTCAGGGTCTGCAGGTGCAACAGGTGGAACATGTTCAGTGTCTAGTGGCTCCTTTACCACGAGCACAACCGGGCAGACAGGTGCAGACGGTGCATTGGATGAGGGTGGCGCAGGCGGGAACAGTGGTAAAGGCACTGGCTCGGGGGGCGGGGGGAACTCTGGCGACCCAGGGGCAAATGGTGGTGTAGGTGGTGGCGGGGGTGGTGCCGGTGATGGGGGTTCGCCCGGAGGGACCGGAGGCAGAGGAAATATAGACTTCGTGTATACTGTTGCGTCAGGCAACACGACGAACTTTTTTCAGGTGTTGTGAGGAGTTGAGACATGCCGTTTACTGTACCGGAAGCACAATTCGACGCGGGCCTGCACGCTCGCAGATCCATGATCAAAGCGAACCATCTTGAGCAGGTTGTCCTCGGCCTGTTCAAAGAGGCTTACCATGAATTCTGGGGAGTGGCTGACCCACCGAATGGCTCGATCTACACTGCCGAACAGATGCAGGAGAAGATCGAAGCGATCGGTATGCAGCAGGCCATCCAGGTGATGACTGCCGCTGCCGGATTGATCGGCTATATCAATCTGGCATACCCGGGGGCAGTGCCTGAGAAGTATGCCACGGCGGCCTTCACCTACACTGTTGACCAAGCGGGCATCCACATCACCGCGCTGGCTGAAGATTGGGCGGCACCTGTCCCGCCAGAACCAGAACCTGAAACACCACCGGAGAATCCTGAGTAATGGCAACGCAGACAGTGGTCGCAGAATCAGTGCCGGGTCAGACGGTTACGATGAAACTGTTCGCGGGAGCAGGGACATCAGATACCGTCGTGGCTACATCCAACACCTGCACAGAGCAGACGAACAGCAAAGGGCAGTACGTCGCTGCATTCGTCGGCACGCTGATCGCTGCGGGCACGTACCATTTCCGCTGCTTCAATGCGTCAAATGTGCTGCTGTCTGACGGGTACGTGGACCTCGCCGGAACCAACAATGAGGTAGCCAATGGATACGACCTGCCAATCAGCCTGATCGGCGGGGGTGGTGGAGGTGACGCGCTCGAGGAGACCAGTCAGGAAATTCTGGAAATCGTTCAGGACATTCAGTCCACGGTCACGTCCGCCACGATTACCACGACCGGGTATGCTCAGTTCAATTCGTCCGGCGTGCTGCTGCTCAAGGAAGGGCACACCGCAACCCTGACGTTCACCAGCACCACAAACAATGTGGTGAGCGACCTGACGAGTGCCCGTGTCTATTTGTCTGTCAGGGAGGTATCCGGCACACCGATGGTGCAGGTTCAGGGAACTGTACTGGTAGCGACAGGGCTACAGTCGGTACGATTCGCACTGGATGCTGCCTCTGCCAAGAAACTCCGCAAGGGGAAATGTCTGTTCGATGTGGTGGCGGTTTACGGGTATGACGCGACCCTGACCCCGCCATACACAGGACTGCAGCCGTTCACTGGCGGGAATGCAGAGGTGACTCGGCTGGAACTGCAGTTGTAATCTTCTCGGGATGACATGACATGGCAATTGATCCTTACGCAACGCTGGCCAATGTGCCGGCGTTTTCTCGTGTACGCCCTGCGCCCGCTCCTGCTGAGGAGCAAGCCCCGGAAGATGAACAGACCCTGCTTCAGAAGATCGGGTACACCACCCTGTCCGGACTGGAGAAGGTCGGCAACCTGCTGGACCTGCCGGGCTCCATGGTCCGGGACGTGCTGGTGTGGGATAATCCGTTCGACCAGTTGCTGTCACCATTGTCTCACAGTTCCACGGGCAAGAGTGCGAGCGGGCGGGATGTGCTGTCCCGGAACGTGCTGACATCCGGTCTGGTGTCCGAGAACAAGGAAACCGGGTTCGTTCCGTTTGCGGATCCGGGCGAGTTTCTGCAGGACGTGGCGGGATTTGGGGTTGAATTGGCCACTGATCCGCTGGCATGGCTGTCTGGTGCGCTCAGCAAGGCCCCTGCCGCTGCCGCCAAGACCGTCAAGGCCGCAGGGGTGGTGGATGATGCGGCTGACGCTGGAAAGGCTCTGATACCGTCTGTGGGCGATGTGCAGAGGTTTGCCGGCGACCCACTGAAAGAGGCTGCTGGTGCCGCTGTGGATATCCCGAAGAAGCCGGGTATCTGGCGGTCCATCGGTCGCGGTGTGGAGAAGGTGGCTGATTTCACGGATCGGTATGACCCGGGATTCCAGTTGGGCAAGAAGGGCAGGGAGGTTTATGACAATAGCCCTGAACTGCAGTCTGCACTGGGCAAGGTCACGCCTTACCTGAAGGAACTTGCCAGCAGTCATCTGAGTGAGCCCATGAAGAAAGTGGCGGCACTGCGCGCCATGCGAGACGCGACAGGCAAGATGGGTGCGAACGAGGCTCGGGTGTCCAAGATGGCGACCGATACCTTTGGCCCGGATGCGGATGCTGTTATGACGCTGATGAAGTCTCACGCCAACATGTGGGCTGAGCACACCAAACAGGATGCGGATGAGTGGTTTGCCCGGGTGCAGGATATTCGGAAGAGTGATCCGGCTGCTGTGGGTGCGGATGCACTGATGCAGTCACCAGAAACGCTGCGATCTCCAGAGTTCAAGAACTGGTTTGGTGACTGGGAAGCCGATCCAGTGAACGCCAGTAAGGTGGTGGATCATACTGGTAGTCCGTTGCGGGTGTATCACGGTACAGGAACTCCGGATCTCGGTGTGGCTGATGCGGTTAAGCACAATGAGTCTTTGCGTAAAGCAGCGGGTG